GCCGCTCTCTCTCGGCGGTGTCGGCGATATAAAGATTCGCTTCGTCACCAAGCCTAAGAGCGGCCTCGAACTCTATTATGAGAATATCCGTGAGTCTATACAGAACGGCAAGATGTCTGAGATAATCGAGGCTGACATCGAGACCATCCAGAACCTTGAGTTCGAGATTTCGGATGTCGAACTTGAGCCTGAAGAGACCTCGGAAATGAAGAAGGCTATGTTCATCCAGACAGTCATCGGCCCTATGCTCCAGACCTATGTGCCTGCCGGAGTCGCTGACATCTCAAAGGTCTTCCTACGCCACATGGAGAACCTCGGAGAGCACCCAGCCGACTATGCCTCTAACAAGATACTCCCTCAGCTCATGTCTGATTGGGGTTCAGGATACCCAGTCCAGCAGCTCGTGAACGCCATGCCTGGAGCGGCCCGTGGAACCCAAATGGGTAATCTCCAACAGTCCGTCCAGGGACAGCAAGTAGGAGGCCAGTCTAATGGCGGCCAAGGAGCGACCCCATTCGGCTCTCCCCAGATGAATCAGCCAGCAATGCCTAATCTAACCCCACAATAAAATGGATAAGAAGAAAATCAAATCTCTATACAAGAAGTATCCACAGCTCTTTAGGGAAGTGATTGTCGAGGATATTATCGGTGAGATACCAGATAGCAAGATGGAGCCAGCCGCCGATTTCATGGCTACCGCTGGGGCTAAGTGGGAGAAGTGGCTTCTCTATATGTCATGGATTCTCCAGAGGAAAAGCGTCTCTGAGCCTACCCGCGGTGACTTCTATCTGGGTATGCTCTTCCTTACGAAGCTACTCCTCATCCTCGCTTCTAAGAAGGCCCCGCCCGAAATGAGGCCGCAGGAAGGGCGCTCTAAGCCGAAGGAAAAAGACCCGCTCAAGGGAGTAGAAGAGTTTATCAACCAGAATAAGAAACCAAAAACCGATGAAAATGCCTAAACTTACAATCCGTTCGACGATGATTAAGACGCCTAAGATAGCCATGCCTAAGCTCGGCTTTACCAATAAGGCCAAGATTGGTAGCGCCAAGCCCCTCTTCTCGAATGTAGTTAAATCTAAGACGAAACTCAAGTAGTCGTTTATCGTGTTATACTTATATTAAGAACCAGGCCTTCGCTGGTGTCCACTCCCAAGTGCGAGAGGGTGGCGAACTCGGAAGTAAAACATTATCTTATCGGTCGTATACTGCCTGACGACGAGGCGCAAAAGCACATGGATATTAAGGAAATCGCAACTAAGGTTATTAACGGAGCAAAAGTCGAAGATGTCATCAAGGATGTCCCCGAAGACAAGAAGACCGAGTTTCTCACGATTCTCGCCTCTCTTGCCAAGGAGGAATCTGACAAAGCGCTAGAGACTCTCAAAGGACGCCGAGCAGCCAATCAGGCTATCGAAGCTGACAAAGAGAAGCTCGAAACTGAGGCCGTAACCAAGGTCCGTTCCCAAATCAGGAGCGAACAGGTTACCAAGGCTCGTGCGAGGTTCATGTCTGACCACGGTTTAACCGAGGAACAGATGAAACCAGTCGATGATGCGTTTAAGACTACAGACTCCGGTAAGTTCGATGCTGACCTTATTATCCCTGATTTGCGCCGTGCGTATGGAATGGTCCACGCTGATACGCTCATTGAATCCGAGAAAATCGCCAGGGAAAGCCAAAAGAGTGCCGCTGAGTTCAACTCGGCCGCTACTGCTGGAGGCTCAACTGGAGGTGGTGGTAACGATGGAGGTAAAGTCTATTCTCCTCGCATCCACGAGTGGGTTCGTGAGGCAGCTAAGCAGGGTATCCACCTGACGCTCGATGAGGCAGAGAGGGGTTTGAAAGGAGGAACGCGCGTATTTAAGTAGAATACCCTTTTTATATAATTCCTTAGTATCCTAGTGCCATTATCACTAGGTTACTTTCGTTTATTTATAATCATCAACCAAAATGTCATTCGTCCCCACAAGAGAGGTACCAACCCATACCCTCCGCCGCGCCGTTATCGCTAACGCTGTAGCTACCTCGACCTATACCATAGCTCCTGGAACTGCCCTTCAGCCTGGCGCTACTGGCCACAATAAGTATGTTACTCAGGCTACTTCATCGAACCCTATCCTCGGTATCTGCCTTGGCATCGAGTTCCTGAACGGAATTAGCGAGCTTAACTCTGTTATCGGAGTTAGCGCCGCTTCAACCGTTGCCGGAACCAACATCAAGGCTTCTGTCTATAACGACAACGAGACCACTGGCTACTATCGCGCTATCTATATCCCATCGAACATCCCAGTAGATTACGTCGCTGACCTCTCTGCCAACTCTGGCACGACCACCGACTCTGCTGGCCTCGGTTACTTCAACCTCATTGCAGCTACGACCGGAGCAACGGGTGGAGCGACTCTCGATGAGACCTCGATTACCCTCTTCGGTGGAACCGCTGGCCAGTTCTGGTCATACGGCTCGGTCACTGAGCCTATCGTCAACAAGAAGCAAGCTATCGTCCACGTCTACAAGACTCTCTAGTTCTTCGTGATATAATATAAGTATGCGTTCTGAAGAAGTCCGTAAGAGGATTTCTGAGACCTGTAAGCTCCGAGGCGTCGGAAAATGGCGCAAAGGTATGCCTCCAGGTAACAAGGGAAAATCACCCTCTCAGGAAACCAAAGATAAGATTAGCGCCAAGCTGAAGGGTCAAAAGGCCCCTTGGGTGGCTAAGTCTAATGCTTCAAGAACATACTCTGATGCGACCAAACAGAAGAGAAGCCAGGTTGCCAAGTCCCTCTGGTCTAGTGCCTCCTTTAGAAAGATGCACGAGTCTAAAACTAGGGAAAATAATCCTGCTTGGATTAAGGATAGAAGCAAGGTTAAGTCGTATAATAATAGGCGCGACGATGCCAACTACGTTATCTGGCGCAAGGAAGTCTATGAGAGAGACGGATTCAAATGCCGAATTGCCAACTCGGATTGCAAAGGAAGAATAGAAGCCCATCATATTCTATCTTGGCGTGAACACCCAGACCTTCGTTATCAACTTAATAATGGCATCACATTGTGCCATCGCCACCACCCTCATTTTAGGAGGGAAACGGCGGAATTGTCCGATTACTTTCAACAACTCATTAACAGTAAAAGTTGACAAGTACGGGCTAAAATGATATAATTTGGAACCACTTTATCAGGGCGGCAAAGACGTGTTTTTGGTTAAGGTCCGTGCAGACTTTGACGCAACACAGAATCAAGCCCTTCGCTCTCTCGATGCTGTCAAGAGCTACAGCCTCGTTGACACTGACCCGATGGCTCTCTCTCTGTTCACCTCAATCTCTGACACGACTACGGAAGGCACTCGTGCTATCTGGCGTCACGTTGGTACGACTGGTGTTATCAACTCTGGAACCCGCATCGCCGGTGGTGTCTATCCTGACGCTTCGTTCATCAGGACGTATGAGACCGCTATCGCTGACCCGAACCTCCAGCTTGCTAACCGCTTTGTCGTCCCAGAAGAGCGCGAGATGAAAGAAGCTCGCCAGTACAAGGAGATGCTCGGACGCGCAGCCAAGATTATGTACGATATCGACCGCTACAATGTCCTTGACCCATTCGAGGTCTTCAACCTCGGATTCACCGCTGCCGCTTCGCAGCCTGCTCGCTTCTTCGTCCGCGGAAACGCTGGCTTGGATGGCAACCAGGCTCCGCTCGGCGAGCGCCTCTATACCAACTCCCACGCTGTAGCCTTCAGCTCAGCAACGACCTACTCGAACATGGTTGGTGGAACCGCTGGTGGAACCGGAACCGCTCTGCCCCTCTCGTATGTAAACTACTGGACCGCTAAGGAACTCGGCGCATCATTCGTTGATGACGTGGGCAAGCCTTGGCCTAAGTTCGGTGGAAAGACCTGTATCGCTGTGCCTCCAAAGAACGGCCTCGCTTTGACCGCTCATACGATTGAGCAGTCCGAGTGGAAGCCAGGTGTCACCGACAACGATGTCAACATCGTCAAGGGTGAGTTCGCACGCATCATTGTCTCTCCTTACCTCAACGACTCGTTCTATCTCCCAGCTACGACCTCGACGACCCAGCTCACTGGTTTCCAGTGGTTCTTGGTTGACGAGTCTGACCGTGACCCTCAGATTGGTACTGGCCTCGTCCGCATCGACTTCGTTCCATTGGAGTCTCGTGTAGAGCGTGACCTTGCCACCGATTCTATCGTCTACAAAATCAAGGAAGAGTATGTGTATGGATTCGCCGACTGGCGTGGAACCATCGCTTCCCTTGGTACTGGCGCTTATATCGCAACGGCATAGTTATCAACTAACCTTTAGTTCCTCCTTTCACTCTGGTTTCTTTCCCCTCGAAAGACTCCAGGGATGAATGGGGGAGCCAAGATTATGAACAAATCAATCAAAATAATTATCGCTGTAATTGTCGCCGCCATCCTTATAGGAGGAGCATTCTACCTTGGCTCATCCCAGAAAGGAGCTAGGGTTGGTGCTATCCCATCGGTTACTGCAATCAACTATTCCCACTTCACTGGAACCATCTATGCTGGTGGTGACATCGTTGAGGGCGGAGGTTCTTTTGCTACAAGCTCGCTCACTGCTGGTGATGCCCTTGTCGAGGCAGAGTTTCTTCCGGACAACCTGATTCAGTACACTCCTACTAACATCTCTGTTACCTTGACCCTCCCTGTATTTACGAACCTTCTGACAAACGTAGGAGATGAGGAATCTACCTATGTCCAGAACCTCGCCTCAACTACTGGAGTTACAGTAACCTTCGCTGCACCATCTCTTTCAACTGTTCTTCAGCTTGCCACGACTACCCCTGTTCTTCAGCAGAACGCTGTCGGCAAACTTGAGTGTATGAGGACGAGCACAGCTACTACTACTTGTATCCTCTACTAGCCATGAAAAACATCAAAGCAACATCAGCGCCTTTCGATGTCATTGTGGGCGGTAGCGCAGCCTTCACGGTTTCTACCGACTGGACCATGTACGAACAGGACCAAGCTGATATCATCCTGGCTCTCTATGCTCACCTCGTCCAAGTTGAGGATACGAAGCCTTCCGACATTATTGAACAGGCAGCCGTAAAGGATGCCACTAATAGCGATTCCCCAGATGGAAACTAAAACAGGTTACGAACAGTCTGGAGTATTCAAGCCAACCTCAACTCCTCCTACGACTCTAACAACGTCTGAGGTTGACCTTGGTATCTTCAACTCAGCCGCTTATCTCAATCAGTCCCAGATAAGCATATATGGCTCTGTCACCCTGGGAGCCGTTGCTTCAGCGACATTCTACTACTACTACTCGCCAGATAGCGGGTCTACATGGTATCCAGTATCGCTCTACAACACTTCTACGGGCGAGATAACCCAGCGCTCAGTCGTCGTTGACGCAGGAACGTATGTCACGGGAGGCAAGTCCCTCTTCCTCGACAGCACCCCTGTAGCCGCTGGTAACTGGTTTAAAGTCACTGGCAAGTCCGCTACTGGCACGCCTGCCTTCCTTATAACCGTAATGGGACGCAATAACTAAACCACTATGATTGAAGACCTCCTCAAAGAGATACTCTCTAACATCAGCGGCGAGAAAGCCTCTACGGTAGAAGAGATGAATGCTAGGAAGGTCGCCCTCGACGGCTATCTTCAGTCATTGCAAGGTGTTATAGCTAAGATAGCCGAGGCCTCTACCTTCCATAGGATACATCTCGTTAATGTCATGGATGAGCGCCTCAAAGAGGAATCTGCCCTTCAGCAAGCTAAGGATGCCCACGCCAAGGAGAATGAGAATCACGAAGCCGCTATCAGGCAAAAGTCTGAGCGCGTTAGTCAGCTTGACTCGACTATTGTAGATAGGGAGACCAAGCACAACAACCTTGATAATAAGATTCAAGGTCTTGTTGTCGAGCACGGCAATATGAGCCAGGAAGTCACTTCGCTTCGCGGCCAAGTCTCTACCCTTGAGAGGGCTAATCGAACTCTCTCTGACGAGCAGAGGAGCCTGACTCTATTGAACGAGAAGCTGAAGTCTGAGAACGTGGAACTTGAGTCCTCTATCGAAACTAAGAAGAAGGACTTTATCCGCCTATCTGGTGAGGTCACCACATTAGAAGCCCGTCTTAAATAAACCACTATGTCACACACAACTGAAACAACTGGTTCTGATGGCCTCACCAACACCGAGAAGAAACTGCTTATCAACCTTCTGAAGCATCCTAAGATAAAGGATATGGCTCAGGAGATGATAGATAATGAAAAAGCTGATGAATAAAATACTCCCTGCTTCAGTCGTCGTCTGTCTTCTCGCCATAGTGGTAGCAGTCCTATACCATCCTGTCCCTTCAACAAAAGGCTTCTCGACCGATGTAACGTCCTATCCATTGACCAATGGAGTCAACGCTACGTCTAGCACCCTAACCTCCTATACGCTTATAGGGGGAGACTTCATCGGACTTTCGACCCTTGTTCTCACTCCGAGCACTGGTAACTTCACCCTGACCCTTCCTGCTTCTTCAACGCTTCCTTCGACCTTTATTCCGGCTAATGGCCAATCTGTTAGCTTCATGCTCGTGAACGGAACTAGCACCCGCGCAACGACTGTCACGGTAGCCGCTGGTACTGGCTCATTGCTTGCAAACGCCTCGACGACCGCTGCCGTGTTCGGACTCCGCACTATGACCCTGACCGCGACCCGTCTACCGACCACGGACATCGTGTGGTCAGTCGTTCCTTACGTCTATTAAAACTACGATGGCATTTTGGACGCAAATCCTGATAACCACATCTGGGGGAGGCTCTATCACGATAGCCACCCCTGCGTCTGGAAACATAGATGGGACGAACAAGTCCTTCGGGGCCGCCTCGAAGCCTAAGATAGTCGTCCTTGATGAAGGCTCATATCGTGAGAACTTCGGATGGACATGGAACGCTGGAACCCTGACTGTAACAACGACAATCCCCCCGACCTACGACTTATACTTTATATCCTAGATGAATAAACTACTCTCTATCTTAATAGGTATGATGCTCTGGGGCGGGTATATTGCCTCTGTTCAAGCTATCAATACGACCGTTCCTGTCGCCCCTGGAGTGAACTATATGCTTGAGTCAACAACGACAGGACAGTACCTAGCTACAACCTCTATCATCGTAGGCAACATTATTGCTACCTCAACCAAGATAGCTTCGACGCTGCCATACGCCTCGACGACTGCGTTGACAGTGAGCGGAGTGGAGACAGTAACTGACGGGACACATTCAAGCACGATACAGGCGGGCCAAGTGGACAATGGAGGCAATTATCTCCAATTTAATTCAGGCTCTACAGAGGCACTATGGTTCAAAGGAACATCACCTGGCGGTTCATTCGCCCCTTTCCCGATTTTCTTCGACGCACATGGCTCTAATGGAGATGGAAATGCTATTGAATTCAGGTCAGATGGAGGAGACCTCCGCTTTGATGCTTCAGGAGGAAAATTAAGCGTTGGAAGCGCCTCAGACTTTGGTATAGACAAGCCAGGCTGCGGCAATTGTGGAATATATTATCAAGCAAGCAGTGGAGATTTCGGAGTAAACACTCCTACCCCCCGCGGCATATTTGATGTCGGTGGAGGAAGTGGGTTGGATATAAACTTGGATACGCAGGGTAATACTTATATAGGCGATGTATCGAGCGCGGGCAATTCGAACGTATTAACTGTAAGTGATGCAACGAATCAGGCATACTATACCAATGGTAATTCAAGTGGTATGTTCGGCATAAACAACGCTGGCCCCGTCTATGCACTTGACATTGTAGGTGATGCTAACGTCACAGGTTGCTACCGCATAGGAGGAAACTGTCAGACATTCAATGCGGGCACAGTCACTTCAGTCGATGGCTCAGGCGGCACAACCGGCCTCACTGTGACTGGCGGTCCTATCACGACCTCGGGCACACTCACGCTTGGGGGCACCCTTGCTGTGGCTAACGGCGGGACAGGTCAGACAACTGCCCTCATCACTGCGATTACGACTGGCTCTATTAGTGGAGCTATAGTTGGTCTAGGCTGTGACTCGGCCGATACAGCAGCCGGTACGACCATCTCATCGACAACTGTCTTTGCTACTACTCCAAAGATATATCCTGGGGACGGTCTTACTTGGCAGTCCTATGCGCTCAATTCGACGACAGTAAGGACGAAAGTCTGCTCGGATGTTTCTGTTGTACCAACCGCTAGTACATATAATGTAAAAATAATAAAATAAAACATGGCTGAATCATCAGAAAATCAGGCGAGTGTTATAGCAGTAGCAGCGGCTTCTCAAGCGGCTCAAACAGCGGCCGTAGCAGCAGCTAAAGCAGCTTCGGTTGCCGAATCAGCCTCGGTAGCAGCCGCTACTATGGGCACTGATATAGGATATATAAAAAGAGACATAGGCGAGATAAAGGCTGCTATCAAGGATATGGGAAGCACCTTTGTCACTGAGTCTACCCACTCCGAAGTCGTATCGGTCCAAAAGGACCATGAAGACAGGATACGCTCGATAGAGAAGTACGTTTGGATAGCTATAGGCGCACTATATATCCTGAACGCCGTAGTCGGTTTTTATTTGATTATAAAGAGCAACCAACATGTTTAAATTAAATACCCATAAATCAATAAGGGATAAGGTTCGAGGCTTTATTGTTAAGCCTATCCAGTATGAGGTGAATGTCCCGACTGGAGACTGGACTCCATATTTCGGCAAGTATGAGAACCAGAAATGGGGTCTATGGGACTCTGATTCATGCTGGGCGCTCTCAGGCGTCAACTGCGCCGAAGACCAGGCCGAGATGCTATGGAAGAATGGGATGTTCTCCGATGAGGCAAAGAAGTTCTTTACTGATAACGGCTATGTGGATAGTGATGGGGACCTGTCCTTCTCTGAGCAATTCTATGAGATTCTGAGTGGCGCTAAGGATGGTGGCAATAACCAGATGAATCTGTGGAGTCTGATGCAGCAATATGGCATCGTCCCGCGCTCTAAGCTATGCTACACCCAAGCTCGTGCCCAACAGTGGACCAACCAGACTGATTTCGATAACGACTATTTTAATCCTGCTCAGATAACCCCAGAACTCAAAGCTCTTGGTATCCAATCTAAGAACTACATAAATGTCGCTCGCCAGTGGATTGGCACGAACTGGACTACCCCGAATATAGATATACTCCGTGCTGCAATCAAGCAGGCTCCGCTTCAGCTCGGTATCCCAGTTCCTCAGCCTACCTATCTCTGGAATAGCCCTATAATCAAGTGGGACGGCCGTGTATCAGCCGACCATGCGGTTGAGTGCTATAAGATAAACGATGACGGAACGCTCTGTATATTCGACCAGTATGAGCCTAATTTAAAGGTCCTCGGCGCTGGATATTACCTCCCGTTCGTCACTCAGGGCATCCTTTATGCAGTCGCCCCAGCAGCAACTAATCCAGTCGTACAACCTGTGGATAACTCCTTCTACACATGGATAATGAACTGGTTTAACGGCATCTTCGGCAAGACTCAAATCGGCTAGCAACGGGTGTATAATTAGAGATGGAGTCTAGTATGAAAGCACGCAATCCGATGGCGTATTGCTGGCAATGCCAGCAGACCTTCCCTCGTTCGTGGTTCACCACCCGTGACGCCACGAGTAAAAACGGCCGTGACTTCTGCTCCCAGAAGTGCTCGGATAAATACCAACCAGAAACAATGGTCCATCGCCTGTTTCATCAGGCTGCCTTAACCTAAAGGAGGTGAGTTAAATGAGGCACACAGTCGAATTGCTCATGCCGCTCGATGTGCGCCCCGAAGACATCGTATGGCAAGAGCCTTACACTTGGAGAAACGGCAAACCTTTGCACTTCCAGAATCGCCAGGCTTTCGTTGGAAAACACAAAGTCACCGAAGGCTGGGTTTATGTGGTGCGAAAATGCACGCTCAGGGTTGAGCTTGAATAGAAAACAGGGGCGTCTCAGTAGGCGCTCCTTTTCCATGGTAAAATTAAAGTATTAGCCACTTAACATTTAATTATGCAACTACTTACGTCACCTGTTTCATTGCCTGTCATTCTCGCTGGTATAGTAGAGTTGGGCAATGCTATAATGCCTGTTCTTCCTACAGCTTGGGCACAGCTTATCGCTGGGATTCTCGCGGTCATCGGTCTCTACTACCACAACGATAACCTCAAAACTGGTCAAGTCCGTTAATCTCGTCATCGTTAGAATCATCTACTGGAGGGGGGTCTCCCATTTCGGGCATGGCCCCTCTTCTGTCTATATCGGCTGGGTTGCGGAATGGATGAAATTGTCCACACCCCTTGCAGCGCTTGTAGTATACCTGCTCATCAAACTCAACGCAGTGGCCACAACGCTCCCTCTTGGAGACGATTTGATTCGCACTGATGGCCAAATATTTGCGATAACGCATTGAGTTTATTAAAAGCGGCTATTACATTTTCAATGCCCATAGTATAGCAGAATGGGTGGTATAATTGATAGGTAGCCACCTGTGTATAACTAACCATTACATGACCAAGAAGTGTTCTAAATGTCAAGAAATCAAGGATACGTTCCTCTTTGGCAAAGATAGGTCAACCAAAAGTGGCCTTACCCATGACTGTCGTTCTTGTAGGAATGATAAGCAGAGGGCTAGGTTAGGATGTAAACCACATCCAGAAGGTTGGGGAGTTAAGATATGGGTTGATACTGATATTAAGAAATGTACATCCTGTGGCCTAGATAAGCCATGCTCTGAGTTTTATGAGAAGAGCGAGGCTAAAAGAAAGAACAAGTATTGGTCTATATGTAAGGTCTGTGAATTGAAAAGACGAGAGCAGTTTAAGACTTATTGGCGTAAGCTAAGGCAAGATAGGAAGCATAGAGTCATGTCTTTCTACTCAGAGGGGCAGCCGAAATGTGCTTGCTGTGGTGAGTTAAGCGTAGAGTTCCTTGCTTTGGACCATATTGAGGGGGGTGGCGGCCAGCATAGAAAGAGAGAAAAGATATCCAATATGGCGCTATGGGCAGAGAATAATGGTTACCCTCCCATCTTCAGGGTCTTGTGTATGAACTGTAACTTCTCAATGGGAGCCTTTGGCTTCTGTCCTCATGGTAATATACCAGCAATAACTAATTTCAAATATGGCAATCTCCGTTAACGACGCAATACTCAGAATGTCTGACCTATTGGGAAACTATAGTTCGGGCCAGGTCAATACGGATATGAAGGTCAGGGCCATAGATTCGGCCGTCAACTACCTCAAGAATATCCTATCTTTCCCCCAGGACGAGACCAAGTATAGCTTCCTATATAGCTCCGACAACTTCTATTACCCTATGCCCTCCGACTTCCAGGAGGCTCTAGGACTGTTTTACAATAGCCCACGAAGCAACTTCCCTCAGCAGGGCCTCCGCTGGGATTATAGGCCGTATCAGGAACTCCTTGTCAGGACTGGAACATATCCGTCTGTCGGCAATATGTGGTCTCACGCCCCCTTTAACGGACTTGACCAGATAATGATGCTTGGCACGAATCAGCAACCTGGACAGATAATCGAGACCTTCAACAATGTGGTCTGGACCGCCTCTGGCGACGCCTCTGGTGCGGCCACTGACGCCAATACCTTCTATCAGTCCAATGCCTCTGAGAAGTTCAACCTCGCCTACTCGACAGGCACGGGCACGCTCACCTCTCCTACGGTCTTCTGGAACTTCACCCAAGTCGTTAAGAGCCTTGGCTTCTTCAACGTCTATGTCTACTTCCCATCGACGAACGTAACGAGCGTCACCTTCAACTTCCAGTCGTCCGCTGGCAACTCCTATTCGATGGTCGCTACTACTCAGGCTGATGGAACTCCTTGGACAGTCAATGCTTGGAACAAGATTACCTTTAAGTTATCTGATGCGACCGTAGCTGGGACTCCTAATCTCCAGAACATCAACCAACTCTCTCTATCCTTTGCTATCCCCTCGAACTTCGGCTCAGTCCAGAACTTCCGTGTCGATGATATGTTCGTCACCTACCCAGACCTGATGGACTTTATCTACATGACGAACATCAAGGGCAAGGATGTGAGCGGCACTCCTATCTCGGTCCTCACGGCTCTCACTGACACCTTGAACTATACCTTTGACTTCATCGAGCCTATCGCTCTCTATGGGGCGCTCTACGCCCAGCCCCAGCTCCGTGGAGACCCCGCCTTCATGCAGCTATACAAGGCGAACTTCATGGAAGTCGTTAAAGCATGGAGCCGAAGGTGGCCCAAAAAAAGGAACGCTAACAATAGACCAAGAACAAGGTTGGGACGCTAGACTTATGAAGACCTATATACAGAAAACCTGTGAGCAGTGTTCAAAAGAGTTCCCTGTCCACGGGAAGGCGCATCATTCTGTTAGGCGTTTCTGCTCCCATTCTTGTTATAGCAAGTCTATATCTACTGGTCGTGTAAAGATGTCTAAGACCTGTCTTGAGTGCGGGGGTCTATTTTGGAAGAGGGACAATATATGTACCAATGATTTCAACAAACAGAAATGCTGTTCCTCTTCTTGCTGGGCCTTATTTAGGGTCAAAGAGAACCCTCAGCTATGGTCAGAAGCCAGGGCTAAAGCGAAAATATCCCTGCGCCTATATAGGCAAGCAAAAGGGGAATATAAAACAAAGATAAGCAAATTGATTCGTGGTATGGTCGAATCAATTATTTGGAGAACGTCTGTATTCGTTAGAGACCAATATACTTGTATGGAATGTGGGGTTCGCTCCGGAATGGGTAAGAAGATTATCCTTCATGCTCACCATATTAAACCTCTAGCGTCTATCTTGAGAGAGAACTCGATTAAGACTCCAGAAGAGGCAATCTCATGTCTTGAGCTGTGGGATACGTCCAATGGTGTCACCCTATGTAAGGGATGCCATGCTAAGACCGATTCGTATATGGGAAAATATAATAAAAACTATGTCAACTAAGCAGCCACAACCACAAGTAAATAATTCGTTCAAGGACTCAAGACAGGTGGGAATGGGAGGTATGGTGACTGTCACCGACCAGCATGACATCAAGGATGTCGAGTCTCCTGACATGCTCAATACGTGGTTCGATGCTGGCATAATCGGCGTAAGGACTGGCTCTCAAATCTTCGCCACCAAGCCTACAGGCGAGACTGGTACGCCTCTTCAGTGCATGGTCGCCAAGACTTCTGATGGAGTAAGCTATCTCATATCGGTCTATTCATCTGGTACGGCTACTAATAACTTCTACCTGTGGGACGTTAAGAACTCATGGTGGGTCCCTATCAATGGAAGCTACTTGCCGACCTTCACTCAGGTCAAGCGATTCGGCTATCAAGGCTGGTGTGGCGGCTTTGGCGATGACCGTCTCTATTTCTGCAATGGGTACGACCATGTGGCTCGCTGGAGGATGAACCTCGACTATTTAGCTGTAACCACTCAGCCCTCAGACACGAGCCTGACTCTTAATGATGCCTCGCGCTTTAGCATCTATACGGCAACTATATCCGCGACTCTTATAGCTGATAACGTTGTCACTTTGAATGCCTCTCCTCAACAGAATGCCATCTACACGAACCAGTGGGAGCTAGGTCAGATGGTCTACTATGTAGGCTCAGGAGTATCTGGGCTTACGACCAATACTCTTTACTATGCCGTTCCTACAGCGTACTCTCTTCCCACTAATGGGACTTCAGGCAATAACCTGGGCTTCGCCACTTCTCTCGCCAATGCCATAGCGGGGAACGTCGTGTCAATATCAGGGACACCATCTGGTACGAATACGATATACAAGGCTGAACCTATTATTCTTCAGAGCGCAGTAGGTTCGACGACTAATGCAATCTACTATAACAAGACTGGTAACGTACTCACTCTCACGGCAACCATCGGGGCGTCAGTAGCCGCTAGTTCTTCGGTCACAACAACGATAACCGATAGGCCAATGGTCCAAGGCAACCTATCCATTCATGGCAAGATATTCACTACATGGCAGGCACGTCTCGTCATGGCAAACCAGTCGCTTGGCGCTGAGAGCACCATGTATGTGTCCCGTGTCAGCCAGCCAGAGGACTGGACCACTATAGGCGATGACATATCCTCTGGAGGCAACCAGATATTCCAGGACGGATTCGGGGCTATAACCGACCTCAAGGAGTTCGGCGCGTTCCTTGTCGTCCAGAAGCAGGACATCAGCTACCGATTCTCATTCGCTACGAACGCAGACCTCTCCGCCCAGTTCCCACAGGTCACCCCTATCATCTCAGGACTCGGAATGGGAGCCATAAACAACCAAGCATCGGTCAAAGCGATGAACTCCATCTACTACCCGACGACCACGAGCGGCTTCATTAACCTATCTCCAGTGTCGAGCGGAACCTCGAACTCAACAGGCGTCCAAGTCATCTCCTATCCAATTAACAATTATGTCCAGAATAGCCTCGATTTCACGAACTCTGTCGGTACGTTCTTCAGGAACAAGCTCCTCTGGACTGCCGATAGCTCGTCAGGCTCATCTGTCGTGATGGTATACGATACGGTTAGGAACGCCTGGACCCGCTTTGACTCATGGAACCCGAAGGACATCTTCGTATACAATAACCTTCTATATTTCATCTCCAAGTTCGACGGCAACGTCTATCAGGGCTTTACTGGCTATACTGATAACAGCAACCCATACTACGCCTACGTCTACTCGAAGATGAACAACTACGGGCAGCCTTCGCTCGTCAAGGTGGCCGATGCCATCTACGTCGAAGGATATATGACCCAATCGACCACCATTTATGCTGATGTCCTCTATAACGAAAGGGGCGAGCTTTTCTTTGAGACCTTCAAGCTGGCCTATGGACAAAATGGCTTTTACTTCACCAATGTCAATATCACTGGCCTTGACCAAGTTCCTATCAACCAAGGTATCCTAGACTCCCTTACCCCCTCCCAAATAAAACAGCTCGGCTTCTTCAGGGGCTACCTCTCGATTGATAACTCCCACGGCTTCTTCGCCCTCCAGATTAAGTTCTATTCAAAGGATGCTGACTCTGTATGGTTCATCATAGGGCAGGGCGCTAATGTCGAATACCAGCCTCAGATACCTCCCCTTATGAGGATAGACAACACGAGCGTGAGTGGCGGCATACAGCATGACTTCTGGATACTCGATGCCGATATCGCTACCTTGACTAACCCTGTTGATGGCGTAAATACAACCTTCATCCTTCCTCCTTCTACTCAGGTCGTTGTCTACGCTGACGGATTGCGTATGACGGAATCGGTTGATTATAACCTCACGAACGACCATACCATTGTATTCATAAATAACGCTCAACCCCATGATACAATTAGTGTAGACTATCTGCCTAAGCAGAATACTGGTACGGCTCCTAAGAACCACTGGACCCTTGGCGCTACGCCTACAGGAGCGGTGGATGGGGTCAATACCGTCTTCACCTTCCCAGCCTCCTTCCAAGTCGTCGTCTACGCCGACGGGCTGCGTATGGACGAGCTTGTGGACTACGACCTGACCGACGACCATACAGTCACCTTTATCAATAACGCCCAGCCGCATAGCGCCATTACCGTAGATTACCTACCAAAATAACCATTATGAAGAATAAAATACTCGCCACCCTTATAGCCGTCGCCCTTCCAGTCTCAGCACTGGCTCAAACTGTCGTATATCCTAGCCACGGAGGAACAGGTACATCGACTATCCCTACCTACGGCCAAGTGCTTGTCGGTAACTCTGGTGGCACATACACACCCACAGCGACATCCTCATTGGGCATCACAGGTGGCGGCGGGGGTGGTGGTGTGACTTCCATAACGGCCACATCTCCTTTGACTGGTGGGACGATAACGACTAGCGGCTCTATTGGCCTTGGAACTGTTGGCATTGGTAATGGCGGCACAGGCCAGACATCTTTCGGTCAAGGATGGATTGCAAGCAATGGGACAGTCTTCACTTCATCTACATCCCCGACGGTCAATTACATAACTGCTACCAGCACGGCAATGGCTTCTCAATTCCCCTACGCATCAACGACCGCCTTCACCTCAAGCAACCTATTTGTGACTGGTACTACTACGCAGACTATTGGTCCGATATCTCAATTATATGCTGGTTCAGGAAGTAATACTGCTATTCAGCTTGGTGCAGTCAACAATGGATTTGCGATTTTGGGAGCAGGTGCAGCCGTTGATATGTATATTGGAGCAGTAGACGCAATGGAATGGACAAACGCCAATGTTTTTTTCAACAGGACATTATCGAATAGCCACACGGGAACGGCATATATGCCTATTACTAACCCTACATCACCAGCTCCTACCTACGCGTTTAGTGGAAACACGAACACAGGTATGTGGTCAGAGGTTGCTAACTTCATCAACTTTGCGACAAATGGAATAGACAGGATTTCTATAAGTCCTATAGGAGTAGTAGCGGCAACGAGCACTATCATAGATAAAGAGTTTTCTGTTTCGACCTCTACGATAACGAACGTATCGTTTGCTTCATCTACTGCACAGCTCATTGGTCTCGGAACAGGAAGCATGACTCTCAAACTCATTGACCCCGTTGCCGGAGAAGTCCTGCGTGCCAATGTCTGTAACCCGACTACTACGGCTGGAGCTATAAACTGGCAAAGCTCTACAACGATTCACTGGATGGGAGGAAACACCGTCCCGACTCAAACGACAACAGCTAACGTATGCGACCTCTGGACGTTTACGGTTACGGCTGGCACGTCAACCCCCGTCATCGAAGGTTCTTCAATCGCTTGGTAACACCCATGTTTAAACACCTCTGGAAAATAGCAGCCGTAGCCCTCTTCCTCCTTCCTTCAACGGCGGCGGCTTCCCAGAACATAGGTCCTGTAGACTTCTTTGTGACGGCTTCGTCTACTACCATCGGCTCACGCGTCTCAACTAGCACCGCCAACACGACCACAGTCGGTGGAGGATTCAATCTTCCATTCTCATCAATGGTCGATAACAACGTCACGACCGCAACATCATCAGCTAACTATACCTATCAGGCTAGCGCTCACGCCCTCCTTGCCCCAGTCATATCGAACGGCCAGACGTATGCCACGACGACGGTGACTCATAGCATGGCCTTGAATCAGGTCAATTCGTTCACATCCATCAAAGGCAATCCGAATGCAAGCACCTCAATCACTATCGCAGGATGGGTGACGTTCGGCGTCCCTGATGTGGGAGGCGCTCAACAGGTATTCGATGATGTCTCTGTCTATGGCGGTGACGGCCATTTCTTCGTCATGCAGAACTATAACGGCTCAGAGGGGTCAAACTATTTCGTATGGATTGAGACGGGTTCGCCTACAGTCCATAGCCCAGCGATTCTAATTCCTGTCGGCGGCACCTTCTGGTTTAACCTGAAAGGAGACTATGTAAGCGGATTGGCTCAGCTTAACCTCTATGACACGAATGGAAACTTCTTCGGTTCGGCTACGACGACGATGGCGACCACGGGCACGACTGTTGCAAGCGTTGTTATAGGTAACAACGAAGCGGGCACAGCTGTTGGTACGACCACTTACGAAGACGTTATGATGGACACGACTAACGCCCAGTTTCCACTCTTCGGGTACGATGCGACCTACCCAGCTCAACTTCTCGTCGTCGGTGGTGGTGGTCAGGGTGGACAGAATGGCGGTGGTGGTGGAGGAGGTGGAGGCGTTGAATATCGCACAAACTTCTCTCTTGAGCCAGCGAGTACTTACAATGTAGTCGTCGGTGCAGGTGCTACCGCAACTTCAGGCCCCCAACTTGGAGGAACAGGGGCCACTTCAACCTTCGGCACAATTTCAGCAGGTGGGGGTGGTGGTGGTAGCGGACGCGACTCAGGCAATCCAGGCGCAAGCAGTGGCGCAACTGGAGGAGGTGGCGGCGGAGCAGTGCTCACGTCTACAGCGACTCATGGAAGCGGATACGGCGGACTTGGCTATGAGGGATATGATGGCGGCGACGGTTCGCGCATACCTCGCGGTTTCGACGCAGGTTGTGACGCTTCAGGCGGAGGTGGGGGCGGTTCAGGCGGCGCAGGAGTCTCAGGTAACTTCGTAGGAGGAAACGGAGGTGTTGGCCGTGCATTCACCATAAGCGGAAGCTCTGTATACTATGGAGGCGGCGGTGGTGGCGCAGAAGTTTGTACAGGCCATGCTGGTGACGGAACAGGAGGCTTGGGAGGTGGAGCTAACGGAAGCAGTACAGCTAGCGTCGCGGGTACGAACGGCCTCGGAGGCGGGGGAGGCGGTACTGGTGGAGGCTCATTGACTGGAGGAGTGGGTGGCAGCGGAACCGCTATCTTGGCCTTCCCTACGGGTATGCTCAAAGCCTCTGGGGCTAGCACTGCAACTTATGTAAAGACCAACGTAGGGGGCAATGACATATACACCTTCACCTCGAATGGAACATTTGTTACCGCTCCGCTAGGCCAGACTGCCAATATGATGATGGCGATGAATTACTGATTGATTAGCGTGATATAATTAACCTATAATGTACCCTTCTCTCTACACAACTAGCCTCGCCCAGCTTCTCTCTTTGAATGGCAGCGAAACTACTGTCTATGTGAACTCTCTTTCTACTCTAACGGGAGAGACCATTAACTTCTCCAATCTTGCCCCTTTCACTAAAGGGTACATCGTTGTTGACCCAGAGGCCCAGATTTCAGCCCAGCCTGAGATAATCTCCTTTACTGGCATAGATGCTATCAACTTCGCTTTTACGGGCTGTACTCGTGGCCTCTCGGCTGTGACTACCGGCTCTGTCACGCTCAACAAGGTTTACCACGGCACGAGCGCCCCAGTCATCATTTCGTTCGGCGCACAAAACATAAACGATATCGTTACCTATATCAACTCTCTCGTTCAGGGCGTGGCTGGCAACGCTTCGAGCACGGTCTTCGGCCTTACCAAACTCACCCAAGACCCCGCTACGACCAATACCCCTGTCGCTGTCGGCTCGAATACTTCGCAGTCAGGAACGGCTATAAGCACCTCTAATAAGGCGCTCGATGCGGCCTATCTTGCCACAATAACCCCAGCGGGCATCATGGCCCCTTACGCGGGCTCGTCTGCCCCTACAGGCTGGTTGCTCTGTGACGGAACGTCCTATTCCCGCACGGGCGCTACAGCCGCTCTTTTTGCAGTTGTTGGTACTACCTATGGCTCGGTTGATGGCTCTCACTTCAATGTCCCAGACCTCCGTGGAAGGACGATATTCGGTACTGGAACGGGCACTAAGGTCCTCACATTCGCTAGCCGCGCCTCTAACGTCATCACTGTGACGGGGGCAGCCAACAACGGAACCAATGAAGTCCAGACTGGCCAGGCAGTTCTTTACACGGCAGCTTCACCTATGACTGGCCTTACGACAGCTACTACCTACTACATAATCCGCATATCGGCGACGACCTTTAGCCTTGCGACAACCTTAGCTAATGCTCAGAATGCAACAGCTATCAGCCTCTCATCTGATGGCTCTGGTACTCAGACTTTCACTTATACGCTTACCGCTCACACTCTTGGGGATACGGGTGGCGAAGAGTCACATGCAATGTCATCTATAGAGCTTTTGGCGCATACGCATGGAATAACCAATCCTCTCGGCTCAGGTTCTAGCAACGCAGGTTTCGCTTCTGGTACTTCAACCATCAACGGAACGGAATCTATAAACTCAACAGGGGGCAACGCTGCCATGAACGTGATGAACCCATATCTGTCAGTTAATTACATCATCAAAGAATAACATGCAGCCTAACAACCAAGCAGCAGGTTTCCAGTTTATAAATGGGGCTAAGACATTCGTAGATTCGGGTGGTAAACCTGTTGCTGACCAAGCCGGAGCACAGAATTTTCTATATGGGACTCCCAACCTGGGGCAGACGGCCCCTTCAGGTATCGTCTCGTCTGCCCAAGTCCCCATCAATCAGCAGTCAGGTCAAGCTGTCTCAAATGGCACATCAGCCATAACAGGTCTTGGCGGTCCTACACCTCCTCAGCCTGCCCCACAGACTACCCAACAGGGCGGCCAGCAGACCTCGACTGGAGAGGGAAACAACACTAATCAGTCTACCCAGTACAACCCTTCAGGAAACTACATGGATACTATGAACTACATGATGGGCTTCCTTGGTCAAGGAGTCCAGGCCGGGGAGAACGCCGCTGGAAACGCCTATCAGACTCAGATAGCCAATGCTGCCCTTGCTAACCAGCAGCTCCAGCTTTCCTACAATACTTCCCTTGGTTCTTTGAACCAGCAGTACAATCAGTCTTTCCAGCAACTCCAGACTCAGCACGCAAATACCGTTGGGGCGGCTGTTTCCCAGATGTCTGCGGCTGACCCTATGGGTGTTCAGTCATCCTCATTTGCTACAGGCTATATCGGCAAGATAAACGATATCTATTCACAGCAGTCTGACTTCCTGACTCAGGCATACGGACAACAGCAGACCGCTCTCCAGAATGGCGAAGCCTCTGCCGCTATCGGCATCCAGCAGCAGATAAATCAGGCATCAGCTCAGTACGGCCAGCAGATTGCTTCCCTCCAGATGGGCCTCGCTCAGTCTATGCAGGGCATCGCCCAGTTCGGCGTCACCCAGGCGAACTTCCAACAGTCTCGCACGCTCCAGTCTCAGTCTAACTTCGATTCGTTCTTGAAGGGCACTACCCTCACAGGCGTCAATCCTGACTCGTCCCTTCAGGACTTGCAGGCTTCATACCCTACCCTCTTCACGGAAGGCCAGCAGGCTGGATTCTCGCCTGATGATGTCGCCAAATCTATCCGTACTGGAACGGTCGCGGCTAAGAACAGCCAGATAGCGCAGGAACGCCTCTACTCCGAGTTCGGTGCTGGAGCTGGCGGTTCTGGTGGCGGAAGCTCTGCCGCAAATGCTACCTTATCTCCTTTCGGCCAATCTCTCACCTCTGCTGGTGGCTCAGCCTCCATTGCTAATCACCCAGAGATAACGAATCAGATAACAGCTATCACATCAGCGGCCTCTCCTCAGAACTTGAGCTCTCTCACTAATTACGTTCAGAGCGGTAATACGAATGCGATAACCAAAGTCCTCGGTGGCCTCCTCAACGGAACGCTTGGTATCAACATGGCCAACTTGCAGACCGCAAAGGATATAGGCGTGCAGCTTCAAGAGAACCTCGACATCGGCGCTGATTTCGCTTCGTTGGCAAACCAGTCTCCAACAGCACGTGCCGCCGTTATTAAGTCAGTTCTTACGAGCCTTCAAGGTAAGATGCAAGCTAAAGCCAAGGGTCTCGCTAATACCTATAACCTCGGTAACAATGTTGAAGACCTCGATTCGGCTAATACCAATCTTCAACAGACTATAGACTCTCTTGGTGGCGCTAGTGGCTCATCTTCCGGTTCTTCAGCCCCTACAGGCAGTATGAGTTCCATGTATTCAGGTATGCAGGGTATGTCGTGGAGCGGCGCGTTCGGTTCGATAGGTGATATGTTCGGCGGAACAAAATAATGAATCCAAAAGACCTCCTAAATAACTTACAGCAGAACGCTCCAACCATGTCTGATGGGGATTTTAACTCCGCCCTCACACAGCTTGCTGGACAGATTCCTGCTGACAAACAGCAAGCATTTGGACAAGCTACCGACCAGATACGTAAGATGCGTACTGCCTTTCAAGGTAATCAAGCCGCTTCAAACATCGACAAGAACTTCGCTTCTCTATCTGATAGCGAATACCAAGACCAGCTTTCAAAGGCTACAGCAGGCGCTCAAGCACTTGGTGTTGACCCTGGTGTCATTAAACAAAATGCTAGTGATTTAACTAACAAGAGGCTTAGTGGTAATGCTAACGGTCAGAAGTCTGGTATCCTGCAATCTGCCGTTAGCGGTGTAGCTAATATTTTCCAAAAGGTAGGGCTTGATGCTGGCGCGGCTATCGCTGGGTACGGAGGAAAGGCATTGGACTCAGTTGGAGGCTTCCTTCAAAAGTACGCTCCTTCTGCCTCTGGTCTTAAAGGTGCTGGGGCTGCCATGCAATCGGCTGGTCAATTCGCTGAGCAGAAGGTTCAGCAAGCCCAGGAGGGCGGTATTGATACTGGATACACTGGCATACTTGCCCCTGCTGGCTCGTCGGCTGCTGACTCTGCTCGCGCTGGTGCAATGAGTAAGAACGAAGCACTTGCTCGTGGAGCAACGGAGGCGCTCGGAGATTTCATCACGGCTGGCTCAACCGCCGCAGGTGGTCTCGTGGCAAGCGCTGCTGGTATGGGTCTAGGAACAGCGCTCACTGGAGTCGGAAAGGGCGAGAAGACCTCTCAGGCAGTCACAGAAGGTGCGACCACGGCAACCCTCGGCCTTGTATTCGGTGGTGCGGCTCACGTCCTAGCTGGATGGGCTGGAGGTGCCGTTAATAAGGTTATACGCTCCCAGGTTGGCGGTCAGCTCATGCAGGGCGTCCAGAACCTTGGCGACAGGATGAAAGCTCTTGTACAGGGGGGAGCTGAGGCCACTCCGGAGGGACAAGCTGCACTTGAAGGTGTAGGTGAGAAACTCAACATAGCCAAGGCTGGACTTAACGCTACGATGTCTGAGGCGATGGCTAAGCCCGATAATTTCGATTTCAATGATTTCACGGATGAGATACGCCAAGGTAGTGCCGACCAATACAATGACAAGCGTGCCCTATACGACCAAGTTTTCAACAATAAGACATCTCTTTCAAGTGACGAGCTGGCCAATACCGCTGAGACACTCGACTCAGAGACAGGTGGCATAGGAATCAAACAGGGCCAAGATTTAGTAAATAAGTTTAAGCAGGCTCAAGGTGAATCTGCCGCCCAATTCGGTTCTCAGACCGACCCTGCTCTTGAAGCTAAGCTCACAGCAGCTCGTGCCGGTATCTCTCCTGAAGATATGCAGACGGTCAAGAATCAGCTTGACCAAGCCCCAGAGGACCCAGCATCCCGCAATGGATTCACTTCGTGGGTCACTCGTCTGCGCGGCCTTGTCACTCGTCCAGAAGGTGCTACAACTGCCACGCTCCAGTCCTATTTGAACCCCCCACAGTTCAAGGGCAAGTACGATGCCATCGCTACCCGCATCTCAGAGGCGCTCCGCTCAGACCTTGAGGGCAAGTTCCAAGAGACTGGCCAATACGATACCTACAAGGCCGCTGATGCCGCTCAGAAGAAGATAGCAGAGAATGTCACCACCTCTCTCCGCCAGACCGCCTTTGATGCCTCGTCCAAAGAGGAGTTTGTCCGCCGTGTCGTAGATGGTGAGGTCAAGCCTAATGACCCTGCTATCAAAGGATTTACCCGTATGCTCGACCCTCAGACAAAGGGCGACATGCAGAACGCCCTCGTTAATGAGATTAAGCGTCAGGTTGATGAACAAGTACATGGAGCCTCTAATCCTGATGAGCTACAATCCGCCTACCAAGCTGGAGCGAAAATCATAGATGGTTTCGTAAAGAACTATTCCAATACCGATTTCCTTACCCCATCTGACAAGACTGACCTTCTCACGTGGTCTTCGCTGTTAAAGCGCGACCTTTCTTCCCCAGAAGGATACACGCAGCCAGTAGGTGCCGGACCATTGGCTGATAAGGTGCAAGGTAAGACAGCCGAGGCTCAGGCTACAGGTAAGCAGGTCAATGCAGGTAAGGGTGTACTAGAAGGTTTGCAGCAGGGGGACCCAACTCTTACCGCTAAAGCATACGAAAAACTTACTGATACCCAAAAGTCGGCCATGTTCTCTTCTATGCCAGATGACCTCTCACGTAAGTCTCTTGGTTCGGTAATTGTGGGAGAGAAGCTCAAGGCATCGGCTTCGAACTTCGCCGATAAGGTAAGCGAACTTGGCACTGGAATGACTAAAGAGGACGCGTCAGAGGCTCTTTCTGAAAGCATGAAGACCTACGAGAATATCATGGCTGATAAGGAGCTGTGGAACAATGGCCTCACTTCAGAGCAGAAGACAACCATCAGTGACGCTGTTAAGACATATGAAACCTTGAAATCTTTGGAAGGAAACAAGGCTAAGGAGGCTATCAAACAATTGGCATCTGCCCCGATACTCACCGCTCTCGGCCATCCTATGGCGGCTGTCATGGAACTCCTACGCGGCTCTAAGGGTGTCGTTGAATCATTGATTGCTAATACAGGTGATATGTCTAAAACTCAGGCTAAGATGTACGATGACATTATGAGTTCGGCGGGTAAGGACTCGATTCTCTATAAGACTCTAAGCTCTATCAGAGAGTTCATGGCCAACCCTCTTACTGAGAGGGCAGTCAAAAAGGCTGGGACCATTGCTGGCAAAGGGGTTAGCCAGATACAACAGGTTAAAGATACTGCTACATCTATAGTTCAGTAGCTAGCTGAGCTTAGCGAGCTTGACGATGCCACAGGCTATGAAATAGCCCACAATGGCCCCTAGGATGCCTCCCATGCCGAAGCCGAGAAGGACACATACGAATACGACTGCGATTGAAAGTAACATACCTACACCCTAGCATATTACTTATGTAATTGCAATACTATATGTGGATAACTTAGGTATGCTATACTTTAGGCAAGGAGTGTTCATGGGGCCTATTTAAGGCCAATGGGGGTCATCGGCCTACATGACCGATACGGTTTCAGAACCAGATTAAACAGCCCCCATGAGCGTTTCTTAATAAAGCTAAAACAATAAACAATGTTTGATATCAATACATTCGATTGCGTGAACTTTAAGATGCTTGTCGAGCCTCTGAAGGCCGAGCAGACCGAGAGCGGCTTCCTTAACATCGAGCAGGGCAACACGACTCCCACGATGGGCAAGGTCATAAAGAGCGCCTCGGCTAATTATAAGGTCGGAGACATCCTATTCTTCCGCCGCTACTCATGCGACCATATATCCTTTAACACTAAGGATGGCGGCCAAGATAGCATTTACATAGTCGAAGATGCTGATGTTGTAGGAGTCCAGAGAATACCAGTAGCCGTGGTATAATTAAAGCATTAGCAGCCAATCTAATATACTAATTTGCCACTCAAAAAGCAGCGCGTGTCTTCATCCCTATACAAGGGAAAGAAGCCTTCCAAGCCAGCCCCTAAGAAGAAAGACAACAAGGGATACTAGAAATCAAAGAGGGCCGTCATTGCCTCTTTAGGTGCCGATTCCCCTCGGAAGCCTAGAGGGGCCGTGAAGGTCCTTTTTGTTTCCCCGCGAAAGACTAGGATAACTTTGGCCTGCCCATCTTCCTAGGAGGCATGATGAAGCCCGCTCTCTTCATGCGGGTTATGGCCCTCTTGACGCTATCGTTATGGCAGCCTATCTGGGCCGCTATCTGCTTATTCGAGAAGCCCTCGCCTACTAGCTTGTGGATAAGTGACATCTCCTCTATTCCAATTTTGAAGCTCATATGCTATAATTATAGGCGATGCAGTGTACTGCATCAAGGGGTCACTCCCCACCTCTCTTTGTAGGAGAGGGAAACATTTTGAACGGCTCACATCTTGTCTTGCCCAGACTACCATCAGCCTAGCGCATCGACCCGCTAGGCTTTTGGTTTAGTAGTCTTCCTCCCTAAAGGCATAGCGCTCGTCAAGGGTATCAATGATTGCTTGGCCTATTTTGATAGCGGCATCGTTCTGCCTCATCATGGCCTTAGCGCCAGTATCATACCCCTCCTTCCATATTTTAGCTTCTTTGTCGGTCATAATGATATTTATTGCGGGTGGACACCCCACACAATTAGTCCGATAAGCGATAGAAGAAACAATACCATGATAGCGCAAAGTTTTTTCATAATGATATGTATTTAGTGATTAAGGGGTTAAATCCATTTAGCTCCGTTCGGATTTCCTCCCCAATACCCCAATATATCCCCTTCATATATCTCCTTGCAGACCTTATTGAGGAGGCCGGTTGATGATGGTTGTGTATTCATGGTGCTATTTTAGCCTGAATAATGCGTCAGGGGTATTGAGTTATCCCCCATATGGTGCCAATGACTGCAACGGTCAGAAGTACTGCCTGAATTATAATTGTTATTTTGAATTGTTTATCAGTCATAATGATATGTATTTAGTGGTTAGCGATTATTAAAGTCTTCTAGATACATCTCCACTGCGGCTTTTCTCTGCTCCTCTGAGTCAAACTCTATATCATGGGAGAAGTATTCAGTGAATCTCTGGGCGGCATTATCCAGTATCGCTTTAATCATTCTCATATTAGGGCAACAATCTACTGGCCCGACGCCGACATCACATGACCTTGCGTCATCAAAATTGACGCAACAGTCCTCATTGTGGAGCACTCCATACTCACTAGCATCGTTATAAAGTTCGTTTTTTATTTTGTTCATATATTATTTCCTTGAATTGATAAGGGCGATGGCGGCGGAGAGCTTTGCATTTTCGTCATTGACTGGCCCTGTCCATGATTCATGCGGTTCTGTACAAACCACAATGTCTGCAAGTTTTTCGCATATAGGTTCGATAAGCCCGATGATAGCCCTCCTCTCCTCCTGTCTGACCTCATGTTTCACTTCATCCCTAAGCTGGGCGATGATACGGCGGCGTTCGCCTTTGAGCGCACCTTGTACTCTGCCTTCTTCGAGGGCGGTGAGGCGTTCGGACTCAATCAGGTCTTCGACATCACCATATGCTCCTACTGATAATTGACCTATACCAACAATATGGGCGAGCCTATCTTTCCATGAGGATTGAGGAGTATCTCCCTCTTGGTGTGGGGAGGGGGTGGGCATAGGAAATGGAGGATTGTGGAGCATACACTGAGGGCCTTTCTTTCCGCAACGACAAGGTATTTTAGTATTCATAGTGTTTATACGGCGGCGTTGATGTTGGCGGCAAACAGAGCGGCGAGGTCTTCTATACCCATGTCCTCTCCGACAGGGTAGAGGCGCATACGACGTGTGGTTGGGTCTTTCCGCGCAAAGGCGACAGGCTCTCCATCCTCTCTTATCACGAGCATGACTCCCTCCATTGATGTTGTTTTCATATAGTGATTTGGTTTAATCTAATGCGTCCCATAGGAGGCCAGTGGCCCCCTAGCGAAGCACTACATCTCTGCGATGACCTCTTTGACGAGTAGGTTGATTGAGTTCTTCTTACGCTTGCGGGCGAGCGGTATGCCCTCCCTGCGTATAGTGGCTGCCATTGCACATATTGAGGCTCTGGACCTTCCGAGCATATCTGCAAGGTCTTCGGTATTCTTAGACTCCCAATGCTGCAAGACCATCCTAATCTCCTCCTTCGTCCAGAGTTTGACTTCTCTGTTCATATTAGAGTTCAGATGCTATCTCTCTTAGCATCTCACGGAGACCGTACTTCGTACTTGTAGTCTTCTTCTTCAATCTAACTCCCTCTTGGCGGAGTTTCTTGACCAAAGAATTGATTACACCATACGGTCGTCCGAACATCATCTGAAGCTCGTCTGGAGTCTTCGCTTCCCAAACGCTTATGACCTTAATAATCTCTGGCTTGGTCCACTGCTTCTTCTCGTATGGACTTCCTTTATAGCTAATGTGTATCATGATGGTTAATTATGGTTGACCTTCAACCAATTTAACTAGGCTTTCTCTGCGTCTGCCTTCCTGCGAGCGATGAGGTCGGTTGCGCGGGCGGTGAGAAGGGCAGAGCCGCCGAGAGTGGAAGAGCCGTAGAACTCCTGGAGGAGCGTGGTCTTTCCCTCATCGGTGAGCTTGCCTTCGTTGGTAAGGTATCCGGCCTCAATCTGAGTCTGGATGTCTGCTGACAAGAGACGCTTGAACAAAAATGAAAGTGACATATGGTTGTGTTTGTTTTTTGTTAGCTAACTGTTTTTTAATAGGGACTGTATCGACCTCATGTGCATGAGTATAGCATACTTACATACTCTTATGCAAGACTATAGGTGTGGATAACTTCAGCAATCCACAATGACTTCTATTTCGGTTCTAGGATTTTCTTTATCAATGTACTTAACTACAAGTATCGACTGTATCTGAGAGTCATCTTCCCACACGATTCCAGTAAGGGAATCTAAAGCAGCTTTCAAACAGTTATCTATGTCGCTTCTCTTGTTCTCGAAGTAGAAGGTAATCTGGACATCTACATCACAGGTGATTAGCTTGCCTTTGTATTGTTTCTTGGCGGCCCATCCATAGGCTTCCTTAGTGGCCTTACCTTTAGGAGTCAGGAAGCGGCGGCCGGTGTAGAGCTGATTGACGCTGATAGGTTTCCCCTCGAAAGTAATTCGCATCATTTGTGCTTCTTATTATACCAGTCTTCTCGATACGGGCCATATTTTTCGTTCAGCCTGATACGCTCTGACACCATATTGATGGCCTTAGACTTCGCTATAAGCTCAAAGAGCGTCGCTCGGTTCAGCATGACCCAATCGCATCTGTCCTTGTGATATACGATGTCATCGTGAACGGACTTTGATAGGGGCAAGATGCACCACTTCTCGTTACACTGACGACCTTGGTACTCGAAATTATGATGCCAGTCTATCTTCTCATTTGTCTTTCCAGTGATACAGCAACGCTTATAGAAAGGGTCAGCGGCCATCTCCTTACGGAGCTTTTCAGGTATCTTACGCATGGGGAATGAAGGATAGTATGTGGGCGACTACATCCACATTGAAGGCGTTACCGAGTGCTTTATATCTCTGTGTGTTACTCACGCCTTCGGTGTAGTTGTCGGGAAGTCCTTGCAGACGTTCACATTCTACAGGAGTGAGTTTTCGGACAAAATCTTTCACAGCATACAATCCAGTCTTAGCCCCTCTACCGCCACCGAGAGCTGATAATGTCGTTGCTTTACCATTTGGAGAATAAACCCTGTCCCCCTGTCCAAAGTTTCTGCTATAATTTTTACCATCTTTTGCCCAGTCCTTGTTCCTTATTCCGCCCACGAAATCTAAATCTGTTTTCTTATCTGTCCCGCCTTTTATCAAGGTTACATTTTTCGTAATGTATTTTTCATCCACACCCTCCTCTAAAATATCCTTCAGAAGGATACCTTTATCATCTGGTAAAGTAACATTCGGTATATTCGTCCAGAAGAGCCTCTTCCTATTCTGGGCTGACACAAGGGCGGCGTTAATCATTATGGGTTCGGCTCCCAGAGCCTCTGTGATGACTTCCTTAGCTTCCTTTGGCATTGAGGCGACATTCTCCAGTATGAAATACCTTGGCCTCACCTCCTTCAAGATACGCACATACTCCCAGAACAGCCCTGAGCGCTCGCCGGACAGTCCTTGGCGGTTCTTCTTAGCTATGGATAGGTCTTGGCATGGCGAGCCTCCAATGAGGAGGTCATACTCGACTTCGACCCTAGTGAAGTCTGCGTTCACCACGGAATCGAATTGTATTATCTCAGGGTAGTTATTCTTACTTACCTGCTTTGCATATTTGTCTATCTCAAAGGCACAGTATAGCTCAACTGGAATACCCGCTCTTTCCAGAGCTACCCTTGCACAGCTGATTCCGTCGAATAGTGATAGTATTTTCATAGGTCTTTAATTTTAAGTCCGCATGTTCGGCAACAGCGGATAGAGTAAACATCTTCGTGGGCACATTTGTCTTGGTCGATGCCTGAACGCTTCTCTCTAACATAATCCCTTGCATCCTTGTCGCGGCGGTTGGATAGCTCATGGACAACATCAACCGCATCCTTCTTGCTCTTGATGAGCGGAATTGACTCGTAGAGGACTGACCAGCCTACGGCGGCCACCTCGGTCGGAGACATCTCGTAGGTCTCTATAAAGGTAGAGTACACAGAAATCAATTTTGACGCTGTACCTTCCTTCATGCGGCACTCCTCAAGGAAGTCTCGGAAGGTATCATAGGTCGGAAGATACAACTGTTCGTCTCTAACTTTCTTTAGGCGCTCACCGAGAGTTAAAAATGCTTCCTCAAGGGTGGAGACTAGGGCAATCGTATCTGAGCAATACTTATAAGCGGCCTCGATTGGTTTATTCGACATCTATTTGAATAGCTTTAGGCTTCTTGCCAGCCTTCGGCATGGGCTTAGTATCGTTGTTAATCTTCTTTGGCTCTAGGTACTGCGTGATAATCTTGATGCCAAGCTCGGCATCATCGGTCCAACATACCTCTAGGTCTCCATGTGCTGACATGTGCTATTTGTTTAACTCGTTGATAATGACTCCCATCCGCCGAAAGTCCCGAAATACTTGACTGGCGAAGTTTCTATCTGAGGCGCTGGCCGATATGACTATCACCCCCTTGCACCCTTTTGGGTATGCCTTGTAGTGATTGCCATTAAAGACGATACGGTCACAGTAGGGCCAGATGATTTTAAGAAGCTGTCTGCTTGAACCTTTCATAAGTATATATTAAGTCTCTTTCTATAAAGAAACAAGCTCTTTGGCCCGACGACGCCAGTGGCGGGAGTCTTCTGCAAACCATTTGGCCAGAGAGAACAATTCAATCCTTAACTTTTCAAAATGCTCTGCCCCATCGGGGAACGCTTCCATTATCTCTCCAGACGTTTTCTTTTCAATGGAGCTACGAGCGCATATCGCAGCGGCTTCCGCCATCAATTCTGCTACCATGAGGTAGTCAACCGCCCTGTCTTCCTTAGAGACTTTGCCATTGAAAGGAGTTTCTACTCGGGGGCTACTCGATGCCATATCTCTCTTCACGGCTTCAAAGGCCGCTTGTCCTCTACTCAAAGTCGGTCCAAGATTCAAGTTCTGCGTCATGTGTTTGGTGTATTGGGCTTGGCTCATAGAATCGACCTTTATCGAAGACGAGCTTGATGTTTCCCGTCTTACCTGTGCGGCGGTTCGCCTGCACGGATACCGTCGTCTCGTTGCCTATCACAACCTCTCCGTTCACTCTCTCGGTCTTGCGCCAGAGGAGGATGACGGTATCGGCTACCTGTGCGATTGAGGCCGAGTCCTTCAAATCCTCAAGGTCGGGGTTCACATCAATCTTAATCTTCTTCAAGTGGCAGAGGATGAAGATGAGGACATCCCAGCGCTTCGCTATCTCCTTCAGCTGGTGCATGGCTTCTTGGATAACGAGGTCGTAGCGCTCCACGCCGAACGGGACGATGAAGGAGAGCTGGTCGATGAAGACCACCTCGGTCCCGTACTTGGCCTTGGATTCGATTATCTTCTTCTCAATCCACTCAAGGCAAGACTTGGTATTCCTGACCATCTTCTCAGGGGTGAAGAACAAGGGGACCTCCTCGCCGCGGTCCAAGAACTTTTGGATGATTTCTTCTGCTGGCTCCTCGAAGGGCAAGAACAAGGGCTGGCGGTCCTTCATCTGACAGGTAAGCTCGATGGCGAAGGATGTCTTGCCGTGCTTGGTAATTCCTGAGAGGGCGATGAGCTGCTTCTTAACAAAGCCGCCAAGAACATCATCCAGCTTCTTGATACCGGAGTTTATCTTGATGACCTCTGGACGCTTCTTGATTGCATCCAGAAGCTCATGGGATGAGACGACCTTATCCTCTCCGAGGTAGTTGCGGTGCATCTCAGTCAAGGCCGCTATCTTAGCAGTCCTTTCCGCCTCGTCCTTAATGGTCGCCATCTCCTTGCCGAGGTCCTTTAGTAGGTTTCTGACTTCGACTTCATTCATGTGCGTTGTCGTTAGAGTCGCCTATGTACTGGTTGATGAAACGGTTAGAGGTAAACGCTTCGACGCTATACTTGTATTTCTTGTCTATCGAGGTTGAGCGAAAGAACCATTTACCATAGCGGCCGATAAAAGCGGGGGTGCGCCTTTTCATAAGAGCCGAGAGCATAGCTTTCTCTTTTTTGCCGAAAATAGGGGTGCTCCCGTATTGAGCCTTCAATTCGGTTGAAATCAGGTCTACGAGCTTATCTACCTTCTGGGCTGATTCTGGGACGGTTCGACTCGGCTCCTGTATGCCCGCCAAACGCTTGAAATTGACCTCAGACGCATGTAAGTCGCTTTTTCGAGCGCGTACACCGCCCCCCCTGTCTAACCACCAAATATCGGGGTAAACATCCTCCGCGTTCGGGCGGGTATCCGAGTCATACGACCAGCCGAGTCCGATGCGATAATCTTTCAAAGAAGAAGGGACATCGGCGTCAGCCGAGACTTCTTCTATCTTATTACTTATATTACTACTCTGGTCACCGCCATTTCGTACGCGTGTCACCGCCATTTCGCTCGACGTATCACCACCATTTCGTACGCCGAAGTGTATGTTGGCTACTATCTCTTCCCTGTTTCTCTTAGATGTGTCCCTATATATGCGTGTTATATAGCCCTTTTTTTCAAGGGCGTCTAGCGAGTTCTGGATAGTTCTAGCCGTGGTCTTGACATACTCAGCAAGTGTATCGTTTGATGCAAAACACTTCTCAAGTCTGAGCTTAGTCATCCAATAGATGACTCCGTACAATTTCTCGGCAGTCGGTTCTATATCTGGGTCTGCTATGACCTGATAAGGAATAAGAAGATAGTCGGGGTAGGTCATCGTTTTGGTTGAATTTTAGCCATTTCTTCTTCCCATCCCTTGTTGTATTCGTCTATCTCTTTCTGAGAAGTCTTTATTAGGGATGCTAATGCTTTTCGACAGGAAAAAAGCCATTCCTTGCTAGGGAAATACTCACCATTGAGATTTATAACAGCTTCTCCTTGCTCGTCGGGAACAAAATATGGGGCGCGTGGCATGTATTTAATTGTAGTTAAAAGTCCTCACACAGGGGTAGGAAGGTGTTGCTTATAGACTTCTTAGGTAGTCTACGGGCTTATGCCCCCCTTTCCTGTCCCCATGTAAGGACTCTAGTAAGTCCTAAGATACCATGACACCAGCTCGCAAGCAACTGTTTGCTGGTACTTCTATTATACCATGAGACACGATAGGGGTCGGCTATTTTTCTGTGGATAACTCACTTTCCCCGCGCAAGTTTGGCCTTGAGTATATACTGGATAGCTCCAACTGTGAGCTTAAAGCGCCTTGCTATCTCTGTTAGGGCTACCCCATCCATGTAGCATCGGTGGATTTTTGCGTTCCTTTCGGCCTGTTGTTTCATCTTCATAGCTGTATGTCTATGCCGTACTCGATGACCTCATTCTCCATGTATTTATTGGCGACCTCGACTGCCTCGTGCAAGGTGGGATAGATGCCGAAATGCTGGTTGATAGCCTGAGTGTCGGCATCTCGCTCGTTCATGGTGAAGTTGCCGCCCTTCGTTTTCTTTATGAGAATGTAGTTATTCGCTGACATGTTCGATAGTGTAAAACTCGCCCTCCTTTTTGAGGGGAGTCATCGCTGATAAGTGTATAACATTATCGGCATCCCCATCGTCTATTGTACAGTAGGAATACATACCGTCTATGTGGAAGAAGTTTATAATTGCCTCTTTGCCGCTCGTAAGGGTGGTTTTTATTCTGCTGCCTTTTGGTATTTCGTATAATTTCATGGTGTTTAATGCGCTCCATCCCGCCGTCTACAGCGCCCCTTGCGAGGCTAGGGTATAACGGGCGGCACAGAGCAGTCCTGATAATCAAAGCGAAGTGGATGAGGATTTGCCGAGGAGAATAAGGGTATTCGGCCCACAACGCCTTATTCCAAAATGGTGGGTTCAAACTCGTATAGTCACCTCATATGTAGTTAGTAGTTACTTTCCTACGATGCGGGCAGGATAAATCCTGTTGTAACCATCTGCGTCTACCTATTCCGCCACCACTTCATTTTGATTACCAAGCACTTGATAGGCAGAGCGGGGCCGCCTCTCTTTCGAGACACTTCCTTGTTCAAGGGAAATGATGACAGCCCTGTTCTACCTACCAAGACTTTGTATCTGATGAGCGGCTGATTATCTATTTACCATTCAAATCATTTACCGAGGTATAGCCAGAAAAGGTAGTTTCAAGACCTTGGTATCATCCTCGCACCGCAGATTGTAAAGAACTACTTGACAAATCTAATTAAGTATGTCAGAATGGGATGTCGTCAGGTGAGATTTCCTCCGTTGGGTAATCAATGCTATCAGCGCCGCCAGCCTTGAGCTTCGGGGTCGCCTCTGAGAGCTTCTTAACAGCCTTCTCATGGATAGCCTGAACAACGTCCTGTATCTCTGTCTGGTTGGCAATCTCTTTGGCCTCGGCCTCGGATACATTCTCGCGGCGTGGGCTGCCTATGACCGTGTAATAATCCTTTGGAGACTTAGAGTTCTTGTCTACCTTGATGTTGAGGTCATATGGCATAGGGACATCATCGAAGGCCCAGTCGATGTCCTCTTGGAGCTTGGCTATGCTCTTCATAACCCCGTAGGACAGCTCTAGGAGCTTCAACTGGCCATCGCGCCTATCAAGGACCCAGCACATGAACTTGATATTGGGCTTATCTCCGGCCACACAGCCTGGGCATTTGTTATCCGATCCGATGCACGCCCCCTTATACCCATCCTTAATGAAGTGCTTAGGATACTCGGCCGTAGGGGACATGATGCGGAGCCTATTGTCGCCCTGTTCTAGCTTCATAAAGCCAGAGGTGCTCTTGGCCTCCGTGCTTTTCTCTGGAACCTGTGAACCGAATGAAAACTTTGTTGGCATATTATTATTCTGTTATTCCTGCCTTGCTTGTGTAGCCACGAGTCGCGGCGTTTATAATCGCTAGCTCTTCCTCATTGTACCCTGCCTCGACGCCCTGAGCCTTGATGATGAGGTCTTTGTAAGGGCTGTAGGCGATAGCCCATGAACCCTCGTCTCCGATGACCTTATGGCCTGCTCGCGCCTTAGCTATGTCAGTCTTGGAAACCTTACTCCAGTCCACCTCTCCGACTGGAATCTTATATCGGAAGGGAACAACTGGCTCTGTCCCATTCTTGAGCTGCTCTTGTATGCCAGCCCAGCGCTGGTATTCGGCCTTGATGTTGACCTTTGTGTTGCCGCACTCGTAGAGGCCGTCGCCTGTCTTCCTACAAGTAAAGAAGAAATAGGAAAGCCCATCAACGCTAGCAACAAATAGATACCCGATGTCCTTCTGAAGGTAGTCCATGTAGATAGCCAATTGCATGACATAGTTGCTTCTTGGGTTGCCTTCTGCATATTTTTTGATGTCCACGCTGTTCTTATTGTTAATAGATTTTATCTCTACGCAAGAGCCTACCTCAAGCCCGTGCTCATTAGGCAAGATAGCTGGTGTATCCATTCGCATACGGACTTTGACTCCCTCGCGCTCCATCTCGTGCGTCTCGTCCTCTTCTTGGTTCCAGTTAGGGTCTATGATGCCGCTATCCTTGAGCACCTTGACCATCTGTAGTTCTACACCTTTTCCAGCTCCGAACTTTAGGGTGTCGTTCCATTTTGGAGGATTGGTAGGCTCCGTACCTTTGAAGGCATGGTAGATATCAAAAGCCATACGCTCGGCATCGCTAGCATTGAAGCCCTTTTTCTCTCGCTTCTCGTGTTTTATAGTGAAGTTTGGAATCATTTTGCTATGAAGGTTAGGATATTGAATAGTGCGAGTCCATACACTATGCTTGTAAGTCCAAGAAGTATTACTGCAATGCGGAGTATCTTTATCTCTTTGTAGAGCAGCCCTATAGATTTTATGCTGCCTCTTAAAATCTCTGTTTCGTCTGTGTTCATAGTTTTATTGGGCGGCGGCCTACACGGGTCTTGACCTCGATGCCAGAAGCTCGCAACTTCTTAACCCACTTGTTAATCGTCCTTTCATGGCAGCCATACTCGACCGCTATCTGGCCCGCCGTCTTCTCTAAGATGAGCGTCGGTATCTCTCGTATCTGTGTTTCGGTAAGGGTCATAGTCTTAGAAATAGTATTTGATTACTAGGGCGAAGGAGAGGGCCACAACTGCTATACCGATAATTACTCCTATGGTGGAAAGAATCATGGGCGCTCGGTTTTGCCAGATGTATCTCTTTGCCCTGATGATTTGACCTTGCTCCTCGTATCGCTCCATCGTTCTTTGATGCTGTGTCTTCATTGGTAAGTCGCTCATGTGTTTATTTACTGTTTAGTTGGTAATAGCGCTCATACATGGCTGGGAGCCTCTTCATTTGGCCGCCCTTAAAGATGTAGTACCCCTTCTCATCGTGGAATACAGGGTCGCCATCTTTGTAGCCAAAATCTAGCAGCCAGTTGTGCATGGTGTCTATGAATTGGTCTGTGATGATGTCTGACATAGGCTCAGTGTAGCATATTTTGTGTGTAATTGCAATACCTAATACTGTGGATAACTCAATACTACTTGCGCGGGGAAAGCTTAATCCATCATATAGGCGTGTATCTCGCCGCCCGCTCGTATCATCTCCTTCCACAGGGGGTGGGGACGCTCTGATTGGTCGCCTGACCACTCTATCTTGACCTGTAGTATCTTCTCACCCTCTAGCTCGCCCACCTTGCCTTCTACAAGCTTAAAGCCCGCATATCCCTGCCTTTCCTTCAACCTCTTGATAACCCGCTCGTCATTCTCCGTGCTCAGCCATTGGAAGTAGTAGGTCATAGTTTTAACAGACGTAATTCTCGTTCTCTACCGTCTCCTTTTTGGACGCTACCTTTTCTCTCATAATCTTCTGTCCCTCTGCGAGGTATTCATCTATGAAAGCAAGACGCTCGGTGGCCCACATGCGGAACGGCGTACCCATCTTTCCACCCTCTATCTGCTCTTCTAGGTTAGACATCTCCGCCTGTAGGTCAAGGACAATATCAAGCACATCCTCTTGGCTCATGTCTGGGCTAGCCCTTTGTAGGTCTACAATCGGGTCCATCTCGTCATAGCCGCTCAAGCCGTGATGCTCTATGAAGGCATCCACGCGTGCGGGGAACAGCACTTGAGCTGGTGTTTTTGGGAGTAAGCTTACTTCCTCTTTGGGAACTGTGAAGCCAATAGGTGCTTTAGGTATCTCGGTTGTTGCCACTTCTCGATGGCTGTCTTCTTTGTCCTTCTTCTCCGCCTCTCTTTCGGCGTCAGTCTTCCTGACCCACTTACCGTTCTTCCATTCGCCGTATGATGATGCCCTATCGTCAGTCGGTGTAAAGAGATGTCCTAAGCGGTACTCTTTGAAGGTTATGTCGTTCTTTGCGTAGTCATAGGTGAACAGCAAGTGCTCTTTGATTTCCTTGCCGCCCTCTGATGAGACACAGAAGTGATACTTGCTCTGCTCAAAGGTGAGGGGATTGCCGTAGTTGTGGCCCCAGAATGATTGCAAGACTACCCCACTGTCTCCTTTCTCTAGTTTGAGGGCAACGAAAGCTATCGTGCCAGTCACATGGTCTATGCCTTTCTGCTCGCCGTCTAAGTCTCGCGCCAGCTCGATGGCAAATGTCTCGCTGTCGTTGAACTTCTTGAGAATCTCGCGCTCCTTCTTGCCCTTTGTTATCCATTGCTGGACGACATCGGTCTTATACTCGAACTTGAGCTTATCGTGCTCCTTCCTAAGCTCGTCGGCATTATGTATGACGCCATTATGGACTATCATGTAGTCGTGCTTCAGGCTCTCGTGTTCGATATAGATTGGGTGAGCGGTCTCCCAGAAGTTAGGCGTACTCGTCGGCTTCCTGTGGTGCATCAGTATCTCGCCCCCCTTCTGTTCGTGGAGTCTCTTTAGGATGTCGCTCTCAGTCTCACATCGGTAGTAGTCCACCACCTTGCCGCCAGAGATTGCGGCCAGCCCAAAACCTTCCACCCCGCGGCTCTTCTGCTTCCTGTACCTCTTCTCCACCATTCGGCGGGCTGAGAGGCCATCATATCTTCTTACTAGGATGATTCCGCACATAGGGTTTAATGTTCTCTCTCGTTATCTAGTAATTCTTTGGCAATCTCGTAGTGCTCGTCCTTTTCGACCGTAGGAGGAGTGTAGAACGCTTGCTGGCGGGCCATGAAGTAAGCGACAGATGGCTTTGAGAGCTGGAGATACTTGAAGAACTCCCTCGTCTTCTCTTCTATGTTGGTAGAGGAGGCGTTTTGGAAGGCCCAGCTCATATTGAATCCTCTCGTTATTATCGTGTCCACAATCTTGAGCTGTAGGTTGGTCCATTCCAGCATCTTGCGGGCATTGAGCGTGCCGGAGTGGTAGCGAATCTCAAAGTGCCTGCTAGAGAACATCGGGTGCAGATTGATGCCTCGGTAGCGTGAAGCGTGCCTATGCTCGCTCTTAGCTCTCGTTACGCTCTCCGTCGAGCCTAGCCTATACCAGAGCTTCTCAAGGGCATCTATGTTCTGTGCGTCGTGAACTTCCTTGAAGTGGTACTCGGTCTTGAGCGGGGCGCAATACTGATAGTTGTTGCGGCGTGAAGGCGGCAGGAAGCTCAAGATGACATCCTCGAAAGTGAGATAGAAGAGCCACAAATCTCGCATATTACTGAAAGCGTAGTCCGAACTCTGGCTGTCTATGTCCTCGACGCTCACATGGATATGGAAGCCACAAGTCTTGCTCGTTGTGTACTTGAGGTCGTTCAACACCTTGCAGGTCTTCTGTATCGTCTCCTCGGCCCCTCGGCCGGATATTGGCGCGGTTCTGAACTCCACGCCCATGTTTCCTACCGAGCTATCCGTGCCTAGTCCTACTTCTTTTGGAAGCATGATATATGCGAGGCCCCAGCCCCTTGGCTTTGCCGCATGAGCCTCTATCTCGATACCGAATCGGCGCATTGAAGTGAAGATACTAGGGATATTGTCGCCCTCGTATGTAGGCTCCTCATAGTTTCGACAAGGCACATGGTCTATATTGGAGTAATTCTTGACGCACCTCTTGCAATATCCATTGATGCTCTCTTTCCACTCCTTGCTATCCTTGCCGTACATCGTCCCGCAATGCTCGCAACACTCGAATATCTCGTGGGCGCATTTCTCGCATACATAGGTTGTCCTTTTTTTGCCTGTGCGCGGGTCAATACCCACCATCTCGGTGTTCCTGCCTGCATGATTAGGGAATACATCAGAGCATTGAGGACATACAAAAGTGCGCTGGGCGTAACAGTCGTTACATGCAAGGCAATTCGCTCCCTCTAGCCAGTTGAAGTCGTCCCACTCTGAATCATCGGCTGGTTGCGTACCACAGTATGAACAGTGTAGCTCTACAGGCTCACTCTCCTCCTCATCGTCGGTAAAATCAACGAAAGGAGGGGCCGTTTGACTAGGCATTTGTGGCGCTGGCCGTATTATTGTGTAGTCCTCTCGATTTTGGCGTATTGCCTCCTGTGCGGAGCTGAAGATTTCGTTTAGTCTCGCTTCTGGCGACTCTCCTTGTGGTCTTGGTGTAGGCATGGTTTATCCGTTAAGAAGTTTACTCTGGTAATGTTTGAGCTGTAGCTCGTCTAGCTCCCTATCAATCTCTAGCAGGCGTTTGTATATGCTGTCCTCTTCCTCGGCTGGCAAGACTTCTGCGCTATTCATAGTGGCCTGAAGCTCGTCCCACTCTATGCACAGCTCCCCTATCTTGTTATTCTCGTCCTCGCTGTATACCTCCTCTTTAGGAAAGGCTGGGTCTTCAATGTCTATGTCTTGGTTCTTGCGGACATTAAACAGCTCGTTGGAAGCGTATACCTGTGGGCCGATAGGATACTTCTTGGCCAGCGTGTCGCCTGACGCATAGTCATAGCGATACAGCCTATCTACCGGCACTATCTCGCCGCCACCCTCCGATGAAATCATAAAGGCTTTATCTCCCTCTCTACCCATGACAAGGGGCGAGCCGCTATTCCTGCCCCAGTAAAGGGCTACAGGGTTCTTAGTGGCCTTCTCGACCTGCAAGATGATGAAAGCTACCGACCCCTTGACCTGTGGTATGCCCTCGGCCTCGTTGTCTATGTCCCTAGCAAGCTCTATGGCAAGAGCCTCGCTGTCATTGAACTTAGTCTCAACCTGCACTTTGCGGCCCCTTTTGGTCTTCCACTCCTGCGTCATCTCTGTGGTGTACTTGAAGCCGTCCTTTAGGTGTTGCTCCCTAAGCTCATCGTCATTCCACAGGACGCCGTTATGCACCATGTAGTAGTCATGCGCCAGCGCCTTATTTTTTACTTCGATAGGGTGCGCCGCCACAGCAAAGTTAGGCGTTGAAGTGGGGTAGCGATGATGAAACATCATCTCATCGCAAGGCGTTGTCTTCATCTTTGCCATGATAGCTTGCTCGCTCTCTGCACGGGCATACTCTACGATTTTTCCGTGCATGAGGGCCACAAAGCCAAACCCCTCTGTGCCTCGGCCTCTCTGCTTGAAGTATGTCTTAGCTATCTCGCCCCTGACATCTTCCCCCTTATTTAACATTCGACCGTGTACAATGCCGCACATATGGTTTTAATGATTACTTCCTGATAATTCCCTTACCTTTGACATGATTGTGGAGCTTGAAAACAGGATAGAATACGGCCTGTAAAACTTGTACTGTCTTGCCTTGAAGTATGTCCTGCTCCTCTTTTTCAGTCCTATCTTGTCGAACAGGCACTTGGTCTTAGTTGCTACGCTCCTCGTGCTGTTCATCTCGACCGCCCACTCTGCCGTTATCGTGCCGTCCATAACCTTGTCCATGATAAGGCAATGGAGGTTTGCCCATGCGAGCATATGCTCCCCGTCTATCGTGCCGTTGTGATACCTGATTTCAGGGTGTCCAGCTCTAAGGAACGAGTACAGGTTGATACCCTTGTAGCGTGAGTCGTCCTTGCGTCCTCGCTTCTTGCCTTTGTCTAGCCACTGCTTGTTATCCGACCTGTATATCATGTCAAGAGTGCTATAGCTGTCCGCCGCCTTGACCGCCTCAAAGCACTTGTCCATAGGATAGCAAAAGGTATTGCGGAGCCTGTGAGACGGCAGGAATGAGCGTATGACGCTATCTATCGCTATGTATGTGAGCCAGTATGTCTGAAAGAGCTTATAGCCGTCTGTCGTGTTGTTGCACTTGTCCATCATATCCGCCCCGTCTATATGGACATGGAGGCCGCATGAATTGTCTGTCGTGTAGTCATTCTTTTTGAGTGAGGCGCTAAGCTCCTTTATCATCGCCTCTGCCGCCTTGCCTGACGCTGGCGGTAGGCGTAGCTCTTGGCCGTTGCCGTTCACGCTTCCATCGGTTCCTATGCCTATGGCCTTGTCTATCTCCGTAGACGCCTTGACGGCCGCCCCCCATGCTGGATACTGACACTCGACCTCTATGCCGAACTTGCGTACAGATTGAAGTATCTCGCCTTTCTCTTTTGACAAGAGCCTAGCGACCTCGTACCATTCTCTGCTAATGTTGTCGTACATTGTGTTTAATTATCTTTTAATTATGATACCTTTGTCGGCCCACCACTTGCGATAGTAATTGCATGACGAGCACCACGGGGCCGAACAGTCCGGCAATGGGGGAAGCAAGCGACCTTCTTTCGCGGCGCAAGTCCGCAAGTATGCTATCTCCTCCATTGTGTCTAGTGGTATGCTAGTCATAGCTTTATCTCTATATTAAGCGTGCTTTAGAAATGTCTCGGCCTCTGCGAACTCGACCTCTCGACCCGTAAGAAGCGAAAGAAGCTCATCAAGCGAGTACAGCTCATTGCGGTAGCTCACAAAATAGTTTCCTGCTTTCTTGGCTCTGAATATAAGAGCCGCTATGATGTTGCGTGTCATGTTAGAAGTTGCGGCTGTTAATAACATTGTTAAGCTCTGTTTGGTTTTTACACTTGGCTATCTCCTCTATGAAAGTTTGCATTTTGGCTATCCTCTCTTCTGTCTTGTTCCAGTCTGCTTTGTAATTTTCTATCCTTGAAAGCTCTGTGATGATATGGGACTCTCTCCTGTTTTCAAACTCCTTTTTTACTGCCTCCTGTGCCTTAGCGATTATCTTGTCCATTGTATTGTTATCTCGTTAGCCCTGTAAGGGCGCTTATCATTGCTCCTACGAGCCACGCCGCCACAGGGTGATTTATAATTAAGTGTGTCATCTGTTAATTCATTGATAGGCGTTATCGACCTGAATACAGTATACATAATTCCACTACTTAATGCAAGCCTATTTATACTGTGGATAACTCAATAACACTAAAGGCCCCTAATGGGGCCTAGAATGTTCTACTCGATTATGTTCACTACTTGCCCACTGATAGAATCGTAGCCTTGACCTATAATCCTATTACCAGCGTCATCAAACAAGGGCGGTAGCACTATTTCGCACTTTTGTTTCTTGGCGTCATAGTATTTTATTTCTTCCACTTTCCCCTCGAAAGGAAAGCTCACAACTTTATATGCGTTCTTGCCCTTAATCTTTCTCGTATGCCCCTTGATAGGATAGCTTGCGATAACTCGCGCCCTGAACTCTGCTAGCGTTGAATAGATTTTAAGCATGGCGGTTATGCGTTTCTCATTACTCCGCTAGCCTCAAAGGTGTACTCGTTGGCCTCGCAAGTCTCTATGAAAGCCTGCTCGCTCTGTTCGTACTCTATCATTTCGTAGCCGAACTTCTCTAGCTTGCGCCTCCTTTGATAGCTCGCTGTACTCGTATAGCTTGGTTGATACTGTTTTCATATGATGATTTGATACGGCTCACGCCGTGTTAATGCCGGATTGTTAAAGTGCTACAGCGTTCGACACGCTGATAACTAGGGGGAAAGTGATTAAAGTGAAACCTATCCTATGTACCCGATAAGGCAGAATCCTACGACTACAATTGTCGCCAGTATGCCCATGCCTATCTTTTGTTTGCCCGTCATGTGCTCGTCCATGCTATTTGAGGCCGCAAGCCTCGTAAAACCTCTTATAATCAAAGCGTGGATTGATTGAGGCGAACTCTGTAGCCAAAGCTCTAGCTATATCTCCCGCTGTTGTCCCTTGTCCGGCCTCGTAGTCCGGCTCGCCAACCTTTGGCATGAATCTCTTGATAACTGCTGACACGGTAATAAAGTCCTTTTTCGTCATGTTATTTTTTGTTATGTTATTTCCCCCTAGTTTTCAATGTCCCTAGCTCTAGTATCATCATACTATATCCAATACTAAATGCAACACTCATATGTGTATTCATTCACAATTATACGGCTTAACATCGTCAATATGGCTTAACAAAGCCATGTTTCAGTACCAAACAAGCTATATAAATGAACTTTGTTAACTTTCCCCTCGAAAGTCTTTCACCATTATAATGGGGTACAGTTGCGCCGCCTACACCATACACCAGTACACCTATAGCCCTGTATGGCACTACCACCAACGCCGCCGCCCATGCACGCCCCTATGAGCAGTAGCTAGTGATAGCCATATACATAGCCATAGACTATCGCGCCGCCAGATACAGCACCAAAGAGACATAGAGACTTAGATGTTATGTGGTGCATGTTGTTATGTGGTGCATGTGTTCACCTATCCGTCTATGTGTTCTAATATATCCACTCTATTACGGGTGCATGGCATGATATGGCTAAGCTAGGCCACGTCTAAGCGTTTTAATGAATGGTAGAGGGGTGGGGAATCGGATGAGGGTCTGCTCTTTCCCTCCCTGAACACCCCCGTCGCTATATCGCGGAGTACAACTTGTACCCACAAAACCTTGCACTTGTACCCACAGATTTGCTATAATGTACCCACAACTATGAAATACGACAAAACAGTTAAGATTCGTTTAACAGAGGAGGAACTAACCACACTGCGTGAACTTTCTGACGGGAATGTCTCAGAATACATACGCAGTAAGCTCTTTGGAGGAGAGATAGCCAATAGCATTAAGAAGCCGTGGGTGGACCCCTTCGCTCCGAAGGAGGATGTTATTATCAGGTACGATTAACGCAATACACATGAATATAGAAAACGCAAAGAATAAGGCCAGCTTGGTGATGTTTCTTGAAGGGGGGCTTAATGATTGGGGTTATACAACGGGGTCGGTTAGCCTTTCAAATAAGGTGGGTAAGGTATCTGAGATAAGGTACGACTTCTTCGGTATGCAGGGAACTATGGTTATCTTCATTAAGATGCTAAGCGGCGATGTTTCTATCGTATATGGTATGCCTTGTTACATCGAGACCATCAAACCTACTGTATAGGCGGACCCTCCCAGCGGCCGAATATCGCTCTCGTCTTATATCCCATATAGTCACGATGCAGTCTGTCCAGGACATGTGGGCGGCAGGGATAACATATGCGGTAGCGTATGTTATTTAATACCAGTGTTCCATTGGGCTTGACCCAGTACCCGTTGCAGACATGACACCTCTTCAGGTCCTTATGCCTACCAGTCAGCGCCCTGTATCCCTTCATCCAGTTATATCTCATCTCCCCACTATACCATTGCATACAAGTAAGTAACAGTGCATAAGTGTGGTATACTTAGGGTATATAAATATTAACGCAATATACACATGGACCCAAACCCACTTGGTAATCAGACAGCACCTTCACATACGACTACTAGCACAGGTTATGGTATAGGAAATATGAAGGATATCTCCGTCCGCCAGATTGAGAATGGCTACCATATCCGCATCCGCTCCACGACTAGCTATAGGGATAAGGAGTATGTGGCGGCCACTGTGGCTGAGGTCATCAAGGTCCTAACAGACACACTCAATGGCTAACTTTATCAGAAAGACCATCTCTATGACTCCTGATACGGAGGTCCTGCTACACAAGATGGCAGAGGAGCGCCACCAGACTATGAGCCAGATAGTCCGCGATGCCCTCCAAGCCTATTCGTTTACTCCTCCTCGAACCTCTAGCCATGAAGGCAAATGACCTCTAAGCTGCTTAAACAACTAAAGGACGCTGGTTTCCCTGAGCTAGACCCCCATCAGCTGTGGGTTAGGGACAGGAGCAATGGTTTTACTATCCCTTCTCTAAGCGAGCTTGTAGAGGCGTGTGATTTACCTTTCTATCTACATTGCAATGTTAAAGGGTATTGGTACGCATACAATAGCAAACACTCTGAGTCTGTTAAAGGCGAAGGTTCAACCCCAGAAGAGGCAGTAGCTAACCTGTGGCTTGCACTACATGAAACAAACTAATCTTTCAAAGTACCGAGCCATAACGGGCCACCTACCATCCCGCTATGATGTCTCCCAGTGGAACGAGGCCCAGTACCTCCAGTTCTTTGAGCTGTGCAGCGCCTTCATGGAGGGTGAGACCCTGCGCTTTCGCGCCGAAACTATCCTCGCCCAGGAACAAAAGGCCCTCTCAGGTCCGTTCCCTTTCCTCCAAGAGCTGTTCTATCGCATCAACGTGTTCTCGACGGACCCGCTTGGAGGACCGCTGAAGTTCAAGAACAAGTTTATGGCCCTCGTCCGTCAGGTAGGTCAGTACATCCGCCTTAACCCCTCGGTCGTTACAGAGAAGATGCGCCCCCTCCTTGAAGGTAACCCCCGTCTCGCTTGGAGCCTGAAGCACTATGAGATGGCAGATACCAAGATGGGAGTGCCAGTCGTCGTCCCAGATACCCGCCCCCAGCTTGGAGCACGTCCGATAATGAATCCCCAAGACCCCCAGGTCCGCATCCTCGAAGCCCAGACCTTCCTCGCTGATGCCCTCGTCACTATGACCCGTGGCCTCTCGAAGACCGAACTCAAGGAACTAGGCACGAAGGACAAGCTCCAGCTCTCCATCAAAATCATAGACATGATGCAGAAGAATAAGAACTGGAAGCCTAACATCGGGACCCTTAATAACATCCAGATAAATGCCTCTAGCCGCGAAGACCTAGAGTCCGCCCTCCTCGACTTCGGCCAGAAGCGTAACGAAGAAAACGAATGAACCTAAAGAAAGCCGCCCAGTATTACGACAGCCCTGAGTATAAGCAGAAGCTTATAGCCCGAATGACGCAGATGAAGAACTGCGCCGATGATGATTTCCATCGTGCCCGCATGATGCTCGATGTCTGGGCCGCCGACCCTATCGAGTTCATCGAGACTTTCTTATTCCTAAAGATACCGAACTACCAAAATGCCATTAAGCCTTTCTTCATGTTTGACTACCAGAAGAGGATTATTTTTAAACTTCTGGAAGCAGAAAACGATACTAAGGAGCATATTATCCTTATCGACAAGCCCCGTGAAATGGGAATCACTTGGGTCATTACAGCCTACTACCTCTGGCGCTGGCTCTTTACTGCCAATTGGTCAGGATTTATTCTCTCTCGAACTGAGTCTGAGGTCGATGATGGCTCGACATCTCCTGACAACTCTATCTTCGGAAAGATTAGATGGTTGATGTCTAAGTGCCCTGAGTTCCTCTTTCCAGAGTCCTTCACCCCGAAAGGCAAGAAAGGAACCAATACCGATATGTCCCTGAAGATACTGAATCCCCTCCTCCAGTCCTCTATCAATGGTAGCTCTACCAACCAGAACGCTGGCCGCTCACGCCGCTACTCTATCTCCTTTATAGACGAGTGTTTCTTCATTGAGAACTTCCTACAGGTCATGCGCTCTCTTGAGTCGGTCTCCCGTGTAAAGGTTCTCGTCTCCTCCTCCCGCCAAGGTCGCCAGTATGAGAAGTTCAAAGATATGTGTGAAGCTAATGGAGACTATATCCACTTGGATTGGCAGGACCACCCGTGGAAGGACCAGGAGTGGTTCGAGCAACTCCAGAAGCGTGCCGAAGCCGACCCCGAAGTCCTCCGTGAGGCCGTTGTCTCCTACTCCATCGACAAGAAGAGCCAGTATTATCCACAGATTGACCAGGCCAAGGTTGAGTCGATTGAGTATGACCCGAAGCGCCCAGTCTATATATCAATGGATATAGGGCGTGGAGACCTGACTGTCCTCGTCTGGTGGCAGTACAATGGGGCCTCATTCAATGTCATCGAGTGCTACTCCAATAAGAACAAGGATATAGACTGGTATGCCCCATTTATGAATCCTGAGATAAATTATGACCCAGACGCCTATAGGACCGAGTACCAGAAGAAGCTCCTCGAAAAGATAAAGAAGTGGCAGAAGCCAAAGGCTTGGTTCGGAGAGCAGGCTCACTTCTCCAAGACCATGCCAACCAATAGAAGCTGCGCCGATGGACTCCTCAAATACGGTATCAGGCTACTTTATAATAGCTACGCCACGACCTACGAGCCACGCCGCCGCGCTGTTATCCAGATACTCCCGATGACAGTGTTCAATAAAGACTCAGACTCGGTGATGGAACTCTATGATGCACTGATGAACTCCCGCTACTCGAATGTCGTCGCTCCAACCTCGGTCCAATCAGTCCTGAAACCAGTGCATGACCCTGAAATCTCAGATTTTAGATGCGCCTTCGAGAACGGCGCTTGTAATCTACCAAGGGTGCTTAGGCTTCAGAGGAACGAACCAAGGACAGAGGAGGGGCGTAACCTTACTAACCAGTTAATGCGTTATATGCGTATATGAAAATCACCACAAAAGTCTTGAAGGAAGCGGCATACCTCCTCAAGACGAACCTATATGCCAAGATAAATAATGACCCTGACTTCCCCGATGTCGATGCCTTCCTCGTCTCACGAGTCCTGCCAAAGGCCCCTGAGAACCGAATCTTCAAGACCAATGAGGAGTTGAAGGAGGGAATCGAGGCCATGCAACTCCAATCAGTTAGTGACATCCAGATTGTCCATCTCCAGAAGTATCCCTTCGTCCAAGTGAGAGGGAAGCGCGAGGAGATACTGAAAGAATTAGAAACCTATAAATCATCAATAAACCACAATGCTTAAAAGAACCAAAACCCTGTTCGGAGCTGAGGCCCGCCAGAAGCTCTTTATCGGAATGGAGACTGTATATAAGGCTGTAGCTTCGACTCTTGGCTCTCGCGGTAGGAACGCCGTCTATCGCCGCTGGGAGAACCCTTTGATTACGAATGATGGAGTATCCATCGCCCGCCAGATTCTCCCTGAAGATGATGTAGAAAGGATGGGTGCTGACCTTATAAAGGAAGCTGCCGAGAGGACTAATGAGAACGCTGGAGACGGAACCACGACGGCTACTATCTTGGCCTATAGCCTCATCAAGTATGGTCAGGACTTTCTCGATGCTCACTCAGAATACTCACCAATGCAGCTTAGGAACGAATTGGACCATTCTCTAAAGGACGCTCTGAAACTTCTCTCAGAGAGAGCTGTTCTTATAAAGGACGATGCTGAGCTTTTGAAGATTGCTAAGATAAGCTCCGAGAATGAAGACATCGCCAAGCTCGTTGCCTTGTCCGTTAGAGAGGCTGGTGAGACTGGCCGTGTCGTCGTTGAGGAGAGCCAGGGAATCAGGATTGAGAAGGAAAAGATTGAGGGTATGGAAATCGAAGGCGGCTATATGTCCCCATACTTTGTCACTAATCCTGAGAGACAAGAGAGTGTCCTTGATAACGCTTATGTCCTCGTGTCCGATAAGACCTTTAGCGTCAATAAGGACATCCTGCCCCTCTGTGAGGAGCTGTTTAAGGCCGGAGGTACTGGCCTCGTCATCGTCGGAAAGGACATCCAGGGTGAGGCTCTTGCCAACATGGTTATGAACAACAGCCGCATGAAGGGACGCTTCTTGGCTATCGGAGTCAAAGCTCCCCGCAAAGTTGATTTCCTTGAGGACCTCGCTGTATTCTGTGGCCGCAAAGAAGCTGTCACTGGAGAGCGCTCAGTCCGTGGCCTGTCCATGAATGATTGTGTCCGTGTCCGTAAGGTCGTCGCCTCAAAGGACAAGACCCTCTTCGTTAAGGGAGACAGGACCGACACCGAGAAGTCGTACCACAATGTCCGTGTCGAAGAGCTGAAGACTGTACTTAGAGAAGCAAAGGGAGATGAGAAGCGCCACACTGAGGACCGCCTTGCCCGCATCACTGGTTCAGTCGTTGTCATCAAGGTTGGAGCCGAATCTGACGCTGAGATACCCTATCTCCGCATGAAGATTGAGGATGCCGTCTTCGCCGTTAAAGCTGCGATTGCCGAAGGGTATGTCGCTGGTGGCGGCATCACTCTTAGGGACATCGGCCGCCAGATACATAATACTGTAGGCAATGGAGGCTCAGAGGTCCTTATGAAGGCTTGCGATATGCCGTCGGCTCTCCTTGTGACGAACTCTGGCGCTGTTGTTGATAACACCAAGTTTAACCAGCACGATGGATTCGATACCGATTCTGGAGAATATAAGAAGGACCTTGTTGGCCGTGGAATAATCGACCCAGTTCTCGTTGAGAAGCAGGGTCTCCAGAACTCTGTCCACCTCGCTGGCATGTTCTTGACCATCGCTACCGTCATAACAGACATTCCGTATAAGACAGACGGCCTCTAGTCTAATAGGGTGGTATAATTAAAGCATGTATCGGGACATAGAAAACTTCGTTCTTGCTATTTGCAGGAAGTATAAGCTGAACGCCAATTACATCCCAGATGGGGATATTTGGATGATTCATAAGCAGGGTAGAGCCGTCCAAAACTTTAACTCCCGCCAGTTCTATGAGATACCTAAAAGGGCCAGGATGAGTCAGTTCGAGCCGCTTGTTCGCCTCGGAATGAATCAAAACCTCATCAGCAACCCCGACCAGATGTTTATTAGAAGGGATATGGGTAGAGTAATCGCTTAATAAATTGGACCAAGACTCTTTAGACCCAGTTTTCGTAGAGGAAAATTACCACGCTGCCGAAGCTGAGATTGATTTCGTGGGCGATGTGTATTCCGACCTCTATAGGTGGCGTACCTTCAGGAGCGGTGCTTTCCGCCAATTCAACGATAACAGCATCGAAGATGTCTGGCGCATATCCCGCGAGCTATTCTGGAACTATACCGGAACCCAGTCTGAGGACTTGGGTGATATCGGCCTTGGCTTCAATATCCCCTTCACCCGAAAGGAGGTTATGGACTTTGCCTCTCGCATGGTCTCGCTTGGAGTCAAACCTCGCATCATAGGCGATGACCTTGATTCCTTTGGCGTCAAGATTCTCCACTCCCTCTACCAGAGGTGGCGCTTTAAGAACAACGATAAGGTTGAGAAGTTCTGGGAGCTTATCTATGGAGTCGTCAACGGCACGGTCTGTCTCTATGTCGGTTATAACAATCGTAAGAAGACCGAGAGCTTCCTCAAGAACTACGACCCGAAGGAAGGCGCTTACCAGATAGATGTTAAGGAAATCGAATACTGGAATGATGTCGAAGTCACCCTCGTCCCTATCGAAGACATGTACCTGAAGAAGGTCTATGAGAGGAACATCCAGAAGCAGGGCAAGGTAATCAGGAAGTCTCAGATGGAGGCCGCTGATTTTCACCTTGAGTTCCAGATGTATCCTGACCACGTATTCGTAGAGCCAGGAAACCGCATCGCTGAAGACTCTCTCTATTTCCGCCTCCTGGGTGGAACCGGAATAACCACGACGAACAAGATTGAGGTCCTTCGCGTCTATGACACTGATGGCGACCAGTTCGGCATCGTCGCTAACGGTATCCTCCTCAACAAGCTCGGTAAGGGTGGAACTGTAAAACCAGCTCCTCTTCCATTCGACCACAAGCTCATGCCATTCGTTTGGTCTATATCTGAGGCTGTGGATGATAAGTTGGCCTACGGTCTTCCTATGCCGTATAAGACCCGCGACCTGCATAAGATGGCTAATACTCAGTTCGTTATGCTCCTTGAGCGCGAGCTTCGCCTCATTGACCCTCCAATCCTCACATCAGACATCGAGGCTCCTGAGTTTGTATTCGGCCAGAAGAAGATGATTCCTGTTACCGACATCAATGCCTACAAGGAGGTCGATATCAAGCCAGCAGGAAATGACTACTTCACGTCTTTGAACTCAGTCCAGCAACTCATGTCTACCATCGCTCAGGGTGGGGTGAATAATGTCATTCCGTCTATCCAGCCTAAGAGTGCCGCTGAAGTTGACTCCGCTAACCAAGCTAAACAGCAGGCTATGGGAGTTCCGCTCCTCATGTACTACGATATGGTCCGTCAGGAAGCTCTGCTTATCCTGAAGACGATGCTCCAGTTCTATACGGCTAATAAGTTCCGCAAGGATAACGCCCGTATCGTTAAGGCCCTCACAGTCCCGAATATGCCGCTCTCTCTCGGCGGTGTCGGCGATATAAAGATTCGCTTCGTCACCAA